GATGTCAGGTAATTGTCAGGTTGTTGTCCGCCCCGCTTCAGACAATACCCATGTTTGATTGTACAGTCTAAGTAACCATTACTTAGGAGATAACCATGATAGAAATAAAGGAAACGAAGGGAGATAATACAATGTACACTACACCCAAACCGAAAATTAAGATTGATTATACAGGGTATACAGTTAAGGCAGAGTTTGATGAATATGACAACGAATCGCCGCGAGACTGGGACAATCTCGGGACCATGGTGTGCTGGCACCGACGATATAACGTCGGAGATGAACACAGATTCGACAATCCGGCTGACCTGTTCTTTTACCTTATCGCTGACCGGGACTGGAACGCGAAAGTACAGGACCTGTACGATTATTGGTGGCGTGAGGACTATACCCCCGACGAAGTGGAATACCTCCGTCATCAGGCGGAAAAATCTCATGTAATTCTGAACGTGTACGGGTATGATCATGATGATTTAGTCCTTTCATCTTCCCCGTTTAGCTGCCCTTGGGATAGTGGGATGCTGGGGTATAACTTTGTCTCGCTGGAAAAAGTCCGCCGTGACTTTGGATGGAAACGGATCACAAAAAAGAGAAGGGATACTGTTATCGCTGCCCTTACCGCTGAGGTTGACATTCTTAACAGCTATCCCCTTATCGTTACCCTGACTGATCCAGAAGGAAACGAACAGGACTCCTATGGTGGATACCGGAGTACCAACCCTGAGCGGGACCTGATGGCTGAATATCCCGGAGCTGAGCTGACGTTCGACTATTGAGAGAGAGGGGGGGGGATTACTCCCCCCTCTACCCACACAAAAAGGAGATAATCATGTACGGATATATTTACAATGGGGAAGTCATAACAGAAGACAAAGAAACCCTGAAGCTGGAGACCGTCATGGTGTACAATGTACACGCGCTGAGTTATATGGACGCGATCCTGTGTGCTATCGATCGTTTCTCTGAAGACATGGGACGGCGCTACTCACTGAAGGACATTAAGACAATCCGGCGCGACCCCCTCACCTATACCATTTCAGATAACGTGATTAAAAAACTGAAAGGACAATCATAAGATGAAGACCATACAACTGAGCAAGGACTATATCGAAAGACTCAAATGGGTTCAGTCCGCCGCGTCGAAAGACAAAAAGAAACCACTATTTCAATTTGTTTGCGTAACAAACAACACGAACAAACAGCATCATGAGGTAGTTGCAACGGACGGCGCAACTATACACTATGCGGGCATGGGTCCAGCGCGCCGCTTCCCTGCCGTGCCAGTCATACCGCCTGACAATCAAACAACACAATCACCCTGTGCTGCTGGAAGGTGTAGACCTTTCCCTTCCACTGTTCGCAGTGTTCATGCCCGCTTGGGATAAACCTCATGACTAAACTAACAACAAAACAAAAGGAATGTTTGCTTGCTATTCGTGACCACTGGATAAGGTACGGTGTACCGCCGTCCCTTGGAGACCTGACCGACAACCTCCAGAAGTCAAAGACCGCCGTGTATTCCCTTGTTAAGAGTCTGGAAAAGAAAGGATGGATTAAATCAGACAAAGGCATCAAAGTAACAGGCATGAGGATTCTACTTCCCCCGTTCACAGGGGGGACAACGGAGAAGGAGGAATGATTACAGGAAGGAGTGACGACTTTGTATACATGGTAGTAGAGGACAAGGTGTTCGGATTATTGCGAACAGAAGACGACGTAGGGCTAGTAGTTGGACGTTATAACAAGGGTACCGCCGTCAGTGAGGAAGAAGCTGAACAGTATTTTCTTATCCACCTCAACACACTGAAAAAGGAGAAAGACAATGAAAAAGAATGACAAGGTTATGATCCGCAACACCCGTACCATACCGCCCGAATATCTGGACTCGGCGGAACTTGACAAGCCTTATACCGTGAAGCAACAACCCTCCCTTTTCCCCGACCTGCTGGTGGTAACGAACAATAGATTTGACTGGGTTGTGTACGTCGAGGACATTGAACTGCTGGAGGGTACCGATGGAAAGTGAGGACAAGGTTCTGGTGCTGGTGTTCTTCTGTATGACCGTAATCGTACTTGCTGCCGGACTTCTCTTTATGTCCGCTCCGCCGCCTGCTTGGGATTGTGTAATGAAAGACAACAACGCTGCACAATACTGTGAGGTAGGGGACGCGTGGGTAATATTCTACGGGGAGGACTGGCAAGCAGGCAACAAGTAACGGTTACTTAAACAATGCAGTCCCGCTTGGTGGGGGACCAAGCAGGACTGCTGAAAGGAGATATAAACATTATACCATATATAGACAAGAGTGCAACCCTTGCCGCGGTTGCACTCTTTGCGTCACCCTCATACTCCCGTGTATGTCGGCTACCACTTGGGCTACCCCGGCGGGTACTTTCGGAAGGACCGCTTACGTCAAGCCATCAACTCCCTAAGAGCGCATACCCCGTCAGGTATGCGGAGGGCACGGGCAACGCCAAACCATACCGTCCTACCTATTATACATTATCTGACAAGGCGGAGCAACTGCTTCTTGTACTTGGCTGGATGATTGTGTATATCATCATGACAAATCTCACAAACACAAATAGTATCTTCATCGGTACCGCCATGTGAACGGTACAATACATGATGCCGGTGAACCGAAAGTCTTTTATGACAAACCTGACACCACTTTACCATTGGCTTATCCATCATGAGACTCCTGTATATATTATGTAAAGTCACGGAACCTTTAATCAAGACTTCCAAGAGAATGAAAATCTTTACAATAAATTATTTTATCCTTCCAAACCTAATTCAGATTCGTTTTACATAATTGATATATTAATTAATATATAACTAATGTCTTGCCTTGTGCGGTCAAACCTATTTTAATACCACCTAGGCATAGCTTGTCAAGGGTATTCGTAAAATTGATTCGTGTATTATGTGCTTGACATTTACAAACTTTGTGCTATATTTCATATGCTCGACGTGATCGGTAGGTGTGCGGGACAAGGAACTGCACCCACGTCGGCGCAGCAGGTACGAAGATAATGGTTACCCTGTGGAGAGAATTCCGTTATCAATCCTTGACCTGCTTGTCTTGGGGATCGTAGCTCAACGGGAGAGCGCGTATACCCCTCCCGGAACTTGACCGGATTATCGGGACGGACGGTGAGGGTTACCTTTGATAAAGGCGAGTTGCAGGTTCAAATCCTGCCGATCCCCCCTCAAATCTCGAAAGGAGATACTCATGTACACAAAACATTTCAATACCCGCAAAACCCCTCAGTCTGAGTCCATTCCCGGAAAAGAAATGGTGGAGAACTCAGCCGGAGGATACGTTTTTCAGTTGGATAAGTGGAAGAAGCTGGAACGTTTCCTGATCTTAGGTTCGGAGGGCGGGACTTACTATTCATCGGAAGGAACGCTCACTATCCTTAACGCGAATAACATTATTGACTGCGCCAAAGAGGACCCCGTTCGTTCCGTGGGGATGATTACTCGAATCTCCATGAGCGGAAGAGCACCCAAGAATGACCCCGCCCTGTTTGCCTTGGCGGTGGTCGCTTCCTTTTCCTCCAGCGAGGGGCGTACCCTTGCCTTGCAAGAACTCAGCTCAGTGGCACGCACCGGTACCCACCTGCTACACTTTGCTCGGTATATTGACGACCTCCGGGGATGGGGGCGGGCTGTCCGCAGGGGGATTAGTCGCTGGTATTCCAATAAGTATGACGAAGGGAAGCTGGTCTACACTATGCTGAAGTATCAGTCAAGGGACGGGTGGAGTCAGAAGGATGTACTGTCTCTTGCTCACCCCCGTCCTGTGTCGGAGGAAATGAACTCCCTCTTTCGGTGGCTGATGGGTAAGGAAGTAAAGCCGTGCAGTTTGCCTCTCTTGGTGCAGGCGTATGAACAGGCAAAGACGGCAGACAAGGAACAGTTGTTGTCTTTGATTGAGGGGTATGGGCTTACAAGGGAAATGATACCCACTAAATGGCTCAGTGATCCTGATGTACTGGGGTATTTGTTTAGGGAAATGCCCGTGACTGCAACTCTCAGGAACCTTGCCAACCTTTCAAGGGCAGGGTTGTTAGTCGAGGGGCAGTGGGATATGCTGGACACACTGAAGGAACGGTTCAGCCGGGACTCTCTGCACAAGGCGAGGGTACACCCTATCCATGTACTCGCCGCCCTGCACACATACAGCAGGGGCATCGGATTCCGTAGCGCAAATACTTGGAAACCGTGGCGGAAGGTTATCGACCTTCTGGACACTGCGTTCTATGATTCTTTTTCTGCCACACAGACGACGGGACAAAGGGTATTGATTGGTCTGGATGTATCCGGTTCAATGAGGAGCATTACTCCATATGCCGGGCTATCTGCCGCTGCTGTATCCGGTGCTATGTCCTTGGTCACGGAACGAACGGAACCAAAGACTACCATGTTCGCTTTCTCCGATCACTTTGTTCCCATTACCGCAGGAGAAACGTCGCTTGATGAATGGATGCGGTACCTTAGACAAATGAGTTTCGGGGGGACAGACTGTGCCCTGCCTATGCTGTATGCGCTGAAGAATAAAATTCCTGTTGACGTGTTTCAGGTGTGGACCGACAATGAGACGTGGTACGGGGAAATGCACCCGGCGCAGGCACTACGCATGTACAGGGACGTGATGGGTATTGATGCTAAGTTGATCGTAGCTGGAGTAACAGCAGTAAACTTTACTATTGCTGATCCTTCCGACGGGGGGATGATGGATGTGGTTGGTTTTGACTCCAACGTTCCATCTCTCATGCAGGATTTTATGGTGAATAGGATATGAAACTTCAGACATTCGGAACGCCGAACCATTGGCTGTATGGGTCAGAGTCTGGTGCCTGTTTCATACTGGGTAATGGTCCTTCCTTGCTGGATATTCCGTTCGAGTTGATAAACATGTATCCCTCGTTCGGGTGCAACGACATCTTCCTGTATGAAGTGGTAACCGGACACCCTTTGAGACTTAAAGGGTACAGCAACATGGGCAACACCCACTTCCTTGACCGGAAGCACCTCAGGGAATTGGAACATGCTGGTCTTATGTCTGAGTATTGCTTTATTAATCGGGAAGTCCTGACGGAGTACCCCGAACTGTATGACCTTATCAAGTCCAAAGTATTCTCCATCATTGGGAGTCCTTACAGAGAAACAGGAAAGCACGGCACCCTCTTTTCGCGTGCTTACTTTTCTCTTGGTCCGCTGGAGTACGTGGGGGTAGGGTATACCCAGACTTATGTAAACCTGCAACTCGCCTATGCCATGGGATATGAGACTGTGTACCTTGCAGGGATTGACCACGATTACGGCACGGCAGATAGGCACTTCTATCCTGAGTCTTATTCCTCCAAAGACGTAGAGGACCGTGACTTGATGGATGCTCTTTCCTTTCGGAGGGGTGCCGATGCTGTATATGACTTGTCTCGACGGGTCTATGAAGCGGACGGCAGGAAGATTTATAACCTGACGACTGGAGATACTACGAAGGTATTTGACAAACTCGATTACCGTGATATACTGTAGTCATTCCATAAGAAAGGTTTGCCATGTGCAGAGAGGCATTTGTCGAGGACGGGAAAGTAAGGGTTACTTTCAAATACAATCCCTCCATTATCGACAAGGTAAAAACCATCAGCGGCAGAAAGTATAATACAGTCCCCTACAAGCATTGGACCGTGCCATTTTCCCCTTGGCATTGCGAACAGCTTGTGTCACTGCTCTCACCTTTTGAGTTTCAATTCGATCAGAAGGTCCTTGACTGCGCCGCTTCCGCTGAAGACATGAAGAAGAGGGCAGTTCGTACTTCTTCTAAAAAACGAATGGGAAAGCTGCGCAAATATCAGGTAGCTGGAGTAGAGTTCATGGAAGCATCTCAGGGTCTGTGTCTGAACTGTGACCAAATGGGTCTCGGTAAGACTGCACAGGCACTGACGTATGCAAAGCGACAGGATGACATCGAAAAGATACTGGTCGTATGTCCTGCTTCCGTGCTGTATAACTGGGGCATGGAAGTAGAGAAGTGGACCAATTACACGTGGTCGGTTGTTGGTTCTTCAAAGGAACCTATTCCCCCCTCCACTGTTGTCATTGTGTCCTATACCATCGCCACCCTTAGAGGAAATGAGATTAGGGAAGAACTTCAGCCCGATCTTATTATCTTTGATGAATTTCATTACATCAAAAATCCCAAAGCCAAGCGAACACGGGCGGCGAAACTGTACGCCTTGTCCGCTCCACATGTTATAGGGCTGAGTGGCACACCTATGCTCAGCCGTCCCTACGAAATGCTGAACATGCTTCAGATTATTCAGCCGGGAAGCTGGGATACTACGGAGTATGCGTTTCGGTATTGTGACGGCTGGAATACAGGCAGATGGGCTGGTGGTGCAACAAACACAGAAGAGCTGGCAGACAGGTTGAAGACTGTAATGATTCGTAGGACAAAAGATGAAGTAGATTTGCCTGACTTGACCAGAGTGTATGTTCCTGTAGATATTAATCTGGAGGAATACAATAAAGTAGCTCGTGAGGTTGCGGCGGCTATTCGAAAGCTCAGTCCTTCCCATAAGGGATATTATGTAAACGCATTGGACAAGCTGAACATGCTCAGGCAGGTACTGGGTCAAGAGAAGATGGTTGTTGCGATGGACTGGATTACGAACTTCCTTGATTCGCAGGAAGAAAATACAAAGCTGGTGATCTATGCTCACCATAACTTTGTAGTAGAGAAACTCCGGTCTGTCCTTGGCAAGTACGGGGTCACCTCCATCACCGGGGATGTTCCCGCAAAGGAACGCATGAACAGGGTACGTCGGTTTCAGCAGAAAGGCGGACCACGGGTCATGATTATCACGTCCGCCGGTGGAGAGGGTATCAATCTATATGGAGAGGATGGGGTAGATGCAAGCTCAGTCCTTTTTATAGAACGGCAGTGGACACCTGCGGCAGAAGAACAGGCAGAGTCCAGACTGCACCGCATGGGACAGAAGAACGCTGTTAGTGCCTACTATCTGATAGCAAAAAACACGGTGGATGAAACTATCAATCAGTTAATCGACCAGAAAAGGAGAGTGATAGATGAAGTAGTCGGGACGGAAGACTCAGAAATTTCAATCGTGAAGGGTTTACTATCTTTGATCACAGGAGACTAAAATGAACGTGTACTATCGGACGGCAGGGGATTCAACCTTTGTTATGCTGGGGTATCTGTATGGACTGTCCCGCCGAAAGCCCGGAGATTCGTATAACAGAACCCGAGGTATCATCGTTGCCTTACTCAATGCCAAGCCGTCCTCGCACCTCAACAAGACAGAGAAGAAAGCCATGCTGGAGATTACAATGCGGAATGGTCAGGGAAAGTATTTCGAGATTGGCGATCAGGAAGTTGCTGACCTGCTTCATGCACGGTGGCGATTTACCTGCGCAGAGAAAAGTCCGAACCGGGGGGTTTCCCTCGGTGTCGTTGCTTCCGAGATTGCATCAGAACTTGAACCGCTTTGGGAGGGTATTGTTCGTGGGGAAACACAGAGTATATCTGAGGCTTGAACAACTGAAAACAGACCCGTCACAATACAAAATATTTGATGCGGCTTTGGGGTCTGATCCGGATCGTCCGGTATTTGTTGGGGTAGAGGTTGACGAGTCGAACGTTATTCGTGCCGACTCAGTCGAACGGGGACCGCAGGGCTTAGGGACTGTGAAGGTGCTACAGTCTTGTGTAAAGATTGAGTCGGAAGAAGGGAAGATTTACGAGATTGCCCACGACAAGGTAGCCGAGGGAGTCGTGGTTGCCAATGGTTCCGACATTTCCTTCAGCCTCTCTACCAACGGAGATTGGTTATACAATCTCCGTCCGGCGAACGGTTCTTTCTTTGCGAAATTCGTTGGGTTCACAAAGAAAAAGGATGATCCTATTCCTGTTCCCAAGCTGGCTAAAGGCGGACCTCGAACATCGAGAGATGGTAAGTCTTACTTTGTTCCTGATCGCTGGCAATTTACCGCCATTCATGAGATCATCAACGGGAACTTTGCCGGGGCGCAGTATGTTCAGTCGCTGGACTACGCGTTCAGGGAAGCTGACAATGGGAATACCATTCTGGTTGTGTCTGGTGGTCGTACCCAAAGGGTAGAGAAGTTCCTTGATGTGGTGTCCGGCGGAAGTAACTACGATATTCCGTATTCGGACAATATCCTTCCCGATCTGGAAGCCATTCTCCTGAAGAAGGGTGCGGTCTATCAGATTATTGTGGAGAAGGGCTGGGTCAATGGGATCAACCTTTTGCCTGAAGGCATCACCAAAGAGATGCTCACTGCCGCAAAGAAACCAGCCGCCAAGTCTACCACGAAGAAAGCTACCAGCAAGAAAAAGGATTCGTAATGCGCATAACACTGGATGATATTGCTGACAAGGCACAGGGAGCCAGAAGGTATGACAAGTACCTTGCGATCATCTGCCCCTTTCATGAGGACAACAAGCCCTCTATGATGGTGTATGAGGATGGGTGGTATAACTGTCTGGCTTGTGGTGCCAAAGGTAGATTGTCCAGTCTGTATGATGTTCTGGCAAAGGGAGGGCAGAGACGATACCACGTGGAGAATAGGTATCCTTCTCTGCCCCACCTTCCTGAAGGGGAAGAAGAACGGGCTGACCTTTTTTGGTCGGCTCATTATCTTCTCACTCAGAACGCGGGACTGGAGTGGTACTTGCGAATGAGGGGGGTGGAAGGTCGGATTGAGGTGTGCAAGCTGGGTTGGTATGATGGGTGGTACACGGTGCCTGTTACCAACAGAGAAGGAAATATAAAGGGAGGAGTCCTGCGGGCTGGGTCAGCCACCGAGAAGGCTACAGGATACAGGTACTACATCCCTGCTGGTCAGCCGACACTGATGTACTGTCCCAATTGGAACATGCTCGAACGTAGAAAGACTCTTGCTGTAGTCTATGGAATATTTGATGCTCTTGTTCTCAGTGACCTTGGGTATGCCGTCGTCACTACGTCAGGAGGGAAGCATACCTTTGACCCTGAGTGGCTGGACTTCTGGAGAAAGCCTATACTGGTCATCCCGGACAAAGGGGAAGAAGATACAGCAAAGATGTTGGTTTCGAAATTGGACTGGAGGGGAAAGGTTCATTACATGAAGTATAAGGATGGGCTGAAAGACCCTGCGGATTACGTAAAGGAGACAGTAGGATGCCGAGAGGATTTAGTAAAAGAACTCGATCCCCTTCTGGGGGGCTAATCTGCCAAGAGTGCGGAGCTGAGAAGGCAAAGGTAGTCTACGGTTCGACCTCACTCATGAGGGAACTGACCGGACATCCTCATGCGAACGCTTATCTGTGTGACAAATGTTATGAAAGGATGATACATGGAAGAGTTACTGATAAACCCGCGGAAGTCGAAGTTTCTGAAGATGGCATTGTTGCTCAAATCTTTGACTCGGTGTGGGGTAATGTATGATGTGGCGGGGAATGGAGAGTGCGTAATTTGCGGCGGAACTAAACACAAGCACAGGGATGATTGCCTTGTGGGATGGTGGGAAGATGAACTGGATCGGGATAAGTGAGGTCGTAGTAGGAAAAGTTCTACAAGGCAAGTACGCCCCCGGTGCTGTGGATGTGCTGAAGATTGCCCCGCCATACGATCAGATTATATTGGTCATGCGGGATGGTGGACAGGAAGAAGATGTTATTGAAAAGGTAGGATGGGATGCCTATAACTCTTGCTATGAAGCTGCGGCGAGAGTGAATGGGGCACCTGTCGATTACATAGAGATTATGGAAAGAGCCGCCTCCAGAGCGGAAGCGGCTTCCCTTATAGAGCCTGAAGTACGTAAGCTCCAGCGAGGGGAAGAAGGAAACCCTGCTCGCATTAAGGCTGGGCTGGAACTGCTGCAAAATAAACAGAATATCTTCACCCGGATTAGTGACGTAGAATCAAATGATGTAGTATGGAAACCTACGTACTACCCACCATTGGATGAAGCAACGGGAGGGATCGTAAGTCCCGGCATGGTTGTGATTGGTGGACCTCCGGGAACAGGGAAGACCACATTTTTCTTGCAGCTGGCTAAGGCGGCTACACTTGCAGGGAAAAAGATTGCGTTCTTTAGTCTGGAAATGACGAACGCTCAAATAGCCTTCAGGCTCACTGAGATTGATCCCAAGTACCCTAAAGCGGCTCAGAAGAATTTCCTGATTACTGATGGAGTGTGGACAGTGGATGAAATATCCGCCCACCTTACTCGACTTGCCGCGGCGGAGGATATTTATTTTGCCGGAGTGGACTTTGCTGATCTTGTGGTAGGAGGCAGAACGTATCAGAATCAGGTAGCCTATGTTGATTATCTTTATAGACAGCTGGCTACTACATCCAAAGAGACCGGGGTTCCTCTGTTCGTTCTGTCTCAGCTGAATGAGAAGTATGTAGGGGATCGACCAAGGGTCAATCATCTGAGAGGTTCCAGAATGATTGAGGCAGTGGCTACTGAGATATTACTGCTCTACAATCCAGACAGGATTGATGTCAATCAGGGACAAGGCAAGCTGGACAATGCCCTGCCTTGGATGGAAGATACAGCGTATATCATACAAGGAAAGAGTCGGTTCGGATACAAGCAAGGGGGTGTAGGGGCTATTCGTGTGAGGTGGGAAGGGAAACTTGGAGGGCAGTGGGGATCGAAAAAGTGGGATTGGGTCCCTCTTGCCGGATCATAAGGAGAATAAAATGGAACGGAATCGGTACTGGGTTGAGGTTCGTCCTCCGAGGGGCGGAGAGAAAATGAGAGGGGAATTGGAGGTCTGGATTGTGGTGGATGCGGTTACTTCCATCACTGGATGTCGCGTGCATGACGCAGTATTCATTCGTCCACTGTCCACAGCGACAGACATGGATTCATACTATGTCCACGTGAGTGACATAGTTGGAAAGGAAGAACCGAAATGAAGATCGTAAGGAGGGTGCCTCCTGTGGTAGGGAAAGATCAGGTGGTAGCTCTTGACATAGAGGTGTATGGTCAGGAGAACAACCGACTGCATCGACCTACTGGCACTTTTGCCTGTCTATCTGTGTGCATTGTGGGGCAGACTACGGTCTATCAGATTACAGATACAGCTGATCTCAAAGAGCTGGTCAAAAATCTGCGGTTGGCAAAGCACTGGGTTTTCCATAATGCCCTGTATGATATTCGACAGTTACGACGGTGGGTGAAGATACCAGAAGTCCACCTGTGGGATACCATGCTGGTAGAGCGGCACCTGTTCGGAGGGTATTACGACTTCTTCAGCCTGTCTGCATTGGTGCGGCGATGGTTGGCTGTCCCTATGGCAAAGGAAACCAGAGAGGAATTTATTACTGAGACTGTTATGAGTCCAGAGATGGCACAGTACGCTGCGCTGGATGCCATGCTGACAGCTCAGGTGTACCAGAAGCAGGTGGAGTACATAAAAACTGATGATGTAGATATGACAAGCTATGAGATAGATCAGGATGCTGTGTGGGCTATCCTCGCCATGCCGCCGGTAAAGGTAGACAGTGCCGCATGGATGCGACAGGTAGCTACCTTTGAGACAGAGAGTGACAGATTGGAATCTGAACTTGGGTTCAACTCAAAGTCTCCGGTCAAGGTAAGGGAAGCGATCAATGCCCTGCTTCCTAGGAAAGAACACATCACGTCCACATCAAAGAGCAAGGTACTGGAGCCATTTGTCACAAAGTATGCCGACAAGTACCCAGATGCTGTTGCTCTTGTGAATAATATCATCACGTCTCGCAGGTATCGTGACGCTTGCAGTAAGTACGGCAGGGACTGGGTAGCAAAGTATGTAGAGAAAGACGATCTGGTATATCCGAACTGGAAGGTTACGGGTGCAGAGACTGGTCGAATGAGTTGCGATGACCCGAACCTCCAGCAGATACCATCCAGAGACCTCCCTGTTTACCGAACCTTCTTTGTGCCTAGGGCTGAAGATAGAGTGATGCTGGTTGCTGACGTCAGTCAACAGGAACCGCGCATCCTTGGGTGGTACAGCAAGGATAAACGTCTGCTGGATTCTATCTATGCAAATGCCGACCTCCATCTGGATGTAACAAGGGCAGTGTTTCACGATGAGACTTTGACGAAGAAGTCCCCCCTCCGCCGAGTAGGAAAGGCAATCAATCTGGGGCTGGGGTATGGTCTTACTTCTTTCGGTCTTGCCCGTAACTTGGGTATATCTGAGGAAGAAGCCGAGAGACATATTCGTGCATACATGTTGAAGTTCAGGGGCGTAGCCAGCTGGCAGAGTAGCCAGAAGCGGCAGGGTTTCCTGCTAGAGTATGTGCGCACTGCTGCCGGGCGCAGGGTGTGGATCAATCGGTACGCAGGTGACTGGGAGAACACTACCATCAATGCGCCCATTCAGGGTACAGCCGCTGAACATACAAAGCAGGCACTGTCCCTGCTGTATAAGGAATGTAAGAAGCGGAAGATTGAGTTCCCTGTGGTTCTCATTATTCACGATGAGTTTGTTTTGGATATTCCCAAAGATATGATTGAGGTGTATACTGAGCTGGTAAATAAGGCGTTCATTGATTCAGGTGCCCTGCTGGTGGGCGACATTCCGATGGTCGTGAATACGGACACCGGGGAAAGCTGGGGAGCAAAGGAATGACAACACAGCGAGAGACCAGTCGCATGATAGGGGACAGGAATGTAGCCGATTTCGTGGCAAGGGGAGACTCTTATGAGACCCCTGTAGAAGCCTTGTATTCTTTTTTGGCTGCCCACACGGTACAGCACGCAAAGTACTGGGAGTGCGCTTGCGGGAATGGGGCAATCGCAAAGCACCTGTCCCATGTATATGGTAGTCATAATGTAATCGCTACCGACCTGAATGACTGGGGGTACGGGACAACTGGAGTAGATTATCTCACGACCCCTGTCCCGGAAGGGGTGCGAACAATCATAACGAATCCTCCGTACTCTCTGATGAATGAGTTCATAGAGAAGGCTTTGATTGACATAACGGCAGGGGTAAACCTTGTATACTTCCTTGCACCTATCCGGTATCTGTCCAGCCTCGGAAGGCTACCCTATTTTCGTGGTCCTCGGTTTCATGGGGTCAACATCTTTTCTCGCAGGTTGCCAAGGATGCACGCTTTGGAGTACACAGGCAAGAAGTCCTCGTCTATGATAGATTTCGCTTGGTTCATCTTTTCCAATCGAGACGGAGGTCGGGCTACAGTGTCTTTTATTGACTGGAAGGAATGGGAACCGGAAGGAGATCAGGATGAGTAGGGTAAAGTGTCCGGTATGTAACAGGCTATTGTTGGTTGAGCCGTTCGGTCCTTCCGATTCTCCGTGCCTTGTCGTAGAAGATGAACCAGATTCCGATGAAACAAAAACCGGACGATTCTGGGAGAACGGGGGCGGGGAAGTTCTGAAGAAGGAATTGCAGGTTCTTGGTATTCGGTTTATTGACATGCGATACACTGCTGTATACCTTCACGCTTCCGCCAACATGGACCAGAGAGACCTAGACTGGCACCAGAAGCAGCTACTCAAAGAGATGGTTGGGCGCAAAGCCATGCTTCTTATTGGTTCGACTACCTCGGAGGTACTTCTCGGAGGGAAGATCAGTGATTATTCGTGTGTGGATGTTACCCATCTGCTGAAGTTGCGGTTCCCGCCATATACGAAAGAATTGGAGGTTGCAATTGCCTGCTTTAATCCGACTATGGCTACGTATCGTGGCAGTTCGATTGGTGAAATTCGTCTTGCTCTTACTCGCTTCGCTGAGAGGACAAGGGAAATAAGGAGAAGGGAATGAAACTGTTTATATATACAGTGACTGTGGAGTTCGTCACTAAGCGGGGAGATGTGACGACTTCCGAATACCAGATAATTGCCCCGACTTTTGAGGCGGCAATTCATGAAACCACAAACAAGCTGAAAGGCAGGGCAATTGCTGTTATTGAAACTCTGGATGTATTACACGTTGAGCGAACTCCCTTCACTGCAAAGGTTGCGGAGTGTGCTGTTGAAATGATTAAGGAGGAAACTTATGCCGAGTGATTTGACCCCACTGGATCAGGAAGTCCATCTGCTTCCTGCCGAACTGCTTGTATTGGATAAAGTCGATGAAACAATAACCAAGTCTCTGGCGGCTGGTGACCCGAACATCGCTTTCGGTCTTATCAATGCCCTGCGCAGGAGTACGCAGGTGGCTGGCATCTCTGCCGCAAAGCTGTTCTCAAAGATGAAGGATGTGTGGGATGTTTTCGCCACTGACGAAACCTTTGAGGATTACGCTTCTGCTGAGACGGGCTATTCTCCTCAGACGATACGTAAATACTGTGATGCTTGGGAGTACGTCATCAACAATGATGACGTACCTGAAAAGCTGCGGTCCAGAATGTTCGGCAAAACATGGGGTTCCATCCTGTTGATGGCACCTGCCGCCAAAGCAGACGAACTTACTACCGAGGTATGGGAGGAACTGGCGGCGGCACCGGACAAGGCAACGGTACGGAACATCATTCACGAAGTTAGAGGCAATCGCACCAGCAGCAACACCGCTATCAAGTTGTTCCTGTACACTCGCGGGGATAACAAGGGACAGCTGGTGGCTTCGAAAGAGGACAAGATGTATCCGATTGGGTATCTTGATTTGGATTCTGCGGATACGGTTGTCGTTGCTGCAATCACCCGTATTATGGGTGCGGCTGGGGTGCTGGAGATATGAGCGAGATACGGCTTATCATGGGAAGGGACATAGGACATACACGAATCCCCCTCAATCTGTGGAGCCTTGATCTTGCTATTGGTTTCCGGGATGAGATAGGTCTCTTGCTTCCCGGCATTTTTGAGATATACGGAGATGAACACTCCGGGAAGTCTACCTTGTCCCTCTACGCTGCCGGAAGGGTAGCCGGAGAGGGGAAGATCATGGTTGCCGATCTGGAATCTGGGTGGCAGGATGGTCCCCATATCAGAAACAATCTGGAGAAGTCAGGGTTCACGGGCACCGTTCAGATTATTGATCACGTACAGGAAAAAAGAGGGAAGAAGCTGGAAGTCCGACCTCACCGTCTCATTCTACAGGAAGGGGTAGATTCCCTGCTGGAGGATGCCAATGCCTTTGTGGTGGACAGTATTGGAATGTATGCGTCACAGGCAGAGATTGAGGATGACATAGGGGCGGCTAATTGGGGCAAGCGGGGAAAGGACATGGCTCAGTTTTCCCGCCGGGCTTTGAATAACCTGCGGTTTGCCTCAGTAGAGGACCCCAACAAGGCAGTATTCCTTGTCAACCATAAGTATGAAGCGATGGGCGGCATGGGTCACACTACCCCCGGTGGGTCGGCTAAGAACTTTGCTGCCTCTACTCGCCTGTGGATGTACCGCAAAGATAATAGTTTCGATTACGGTGCGTTTCAGGCTGAGATACGGGTACAGAAGCTGAGGGTAGGGGGAAAGAACCCGGACATGAGAGGGGCAGTGTTCATCATTCCGGGCATAGGTGTGTCGCCGGAGATGACGGCGGTAATTGACTGCGTAAAGTTCGGTCTTGCAGAACGTGCGAGTACCGTGAAACTGGAGGTAGTAAATGAAAAAACAGGGGAAGTAGAGACCAAGAGCATGGGTCGCATCAATGAGCTGGTGAAGAAGGTAATTGACGGGGACGTCGATGAATTTACCCCCTTCTTCGATGCTCTTGTCCTTCATGCGAAACAGAGAGCTGAAACTTTTACAGCAGAAAGGATTGATAATGAGGAAGATGAGGCTGTCCCCGACAGCGATGAATAGATTTTTCGCCTGTCCGGCTCAGTTTGAGTACGGCAGGTGGCATAAACCAAAGCAAACGGTCCCTTGGCTGGAGTACGGTATCCGTGTTCACGCCCTGTTGGAACATGATCTGGATCAGGACAAGGCAACAAAGTCCAGCGGTATGTCTATCGCTCCACAGGACATCCAAACCGCCACCATGCTGAAAGACTATGCCGAACTTTCTGGGTATAAACTGACGGAGAAAGAAACCAAATTCCAGTTTGAGTACGGAGACATAGAGTTTACCGGAATCATAGATGCTATTGGTACGTGGCACGGTATTCCGGTGTTGGTGGACTGGAAAACAACAGGGAAGCGGTGGCTGGTAATTGGGAGTCGTCCACCCAAAGGGGCAGGGTTCCAGCCGGTCATCTACTCTCTCTATTCAGATGTCCCTAACGTACACTTTATTGTGTCGGACGGCAACACGGTGGATTCCTTCCGGTTTGTTTGTACAGAAACTGACGTAGAAAATCTAGAGCAGGCTGTTCGATTGATTCAGTTCGCAGAGGAAAACGATTACTACCCAAAGAACCGAGGGTTCATGTGCCAGTATTGTGACTTTGGTCCACTTTGCTACGGAAGTTTGCCCAAAGAAGAATTACCAAACTACTATATAAGGAGAACAGTTAATGAACGAGAAAATGAAGAATGAGATTGTGGAGGAAATTGGTTCCATGTTGGAAGTGCTGAAGGGCGGGGCAGAAAAGCTCAGGGAAATGAGGGAACTTGTCTACAAAGCACAGACAGATTATGATAAGAAGAACAGGGAACTTCAGGAATTTGTCGCTGAGTGGACAATCGAATCCGCGACGACTGACCCTGAGCTTGATAAGCCTGTCGATCCTCGCACTGGTCGCACCAATCAGGACTGGACCCAGCTGCTGACTGAGGCAAAGCTGGCAGAGAACGCCGAGTACATCAAACTGCGGGAGGATTTGTTTGTCGCGCAGGAAGTTCTTCTCAGTGCCCGGCATGAGATTGAAATCATCACGGATTCGAGGGCAACTATTGGTCTGGAGATCAGACTGCTGGAGGTCCTTGCCAAAGTGGAGGGACTATGGATGTCAGAGAACTCCTAAGCACACCGGAAAATATGGACTACGTAAACATCGACTTCACGGCAACCGGAAAGGATGCCAGTGAACATGCCACCTACAAAACATGGACAGCAAAGGTACCATTTATTGTGAGTAATCCAGTGATGGGGATTGATCCCGGAAGAAATTTCGGGATCACCGTCCTGCATCAAGATTCTGCACTGGTGTGGTACGGAAAGCTGACCAAAAGAGAGCCGCAGTGGAAGTACGGGCTGGATGCTTTCGCCGTCGGGAAGGACAAGGCGAGGGTGTGTGACTTTGGTGTGGTGGAGGGACCGATCTTCCGGGCAGAGGGACAGGGTAAGCTGTACGGAGAAGCGAACCTCGCAAATATTCGGTTCGGTTTTCTGCTCGGCATACTGCAACACTGCTCGGAGGTGGACATGGTTCCTCCCGCTTCCTCCAGAAAGACTACGTTCGGTTCAGCGAAAGTAAAAGGCATGGACGTGTGGACAACTATCGACCCCAATGCTGCTGAGTCGCTGGTTCTCGCCATCTGTGCGGCGAAAAAGAAGGGATGGTATACACATGGAAATTCTGATAGTTGATCTTGAATGTACAATGCCTCCTGTAAAAAGGACAGGAGAGATTATCCAGATAGGAACATCGATGTTGTCTGTTTCGGATACGAGAGGGTCGAAGATCACAAAAAATTCACCCATCTATGTACTCCCGAAACGCACCCAGCTTACGCCGGAGTGTACTGAACTCACTGGTATTGATTCTCCAACACTGGGTACACTGGGTGTTCCACTGCACACGGCTCTTGCGTTCCTGTCCGGCATGGTATATGACTGGTGGGGTTCGTGGGGGATGTTTGACTACAATAAGCTGGATGAAGCTACCTATATGGACAACACGGAGTTTCCCCTGCGTAGGAACAGGTACACAAACCTGAAGGCTCTGTTCAGTATCATGTGCCAGACGTCAAAAGCCTACGGACTTGGGTCTGCTCTGGATTTTCTGGGTCTTGAATTTGAAGGGCGACCGCACGACGGGGCAGACGATGCTTACAACACCGCCCGTGTTATCGAACGTATACTTACAGGGGGGTCTTAGTGACCCCCCACATATTCTCTGTTGTTCCCCTGTTACACAAAATCCCTATTTGTTTCATAGATTGCTTCCATCCATGACAGGTCTGGCTCTGTGTCTATGTCCATGACATCAGGCACGGGATATTGCTTCCAATCGTCTTTGATTTCCTCAAAGGGAACAAATTCATACGTAGTGCTTTTGATCTTGCCGTCGTCCCCTATTCGGAATGTAAGGATTGTGCCGCCAATGCTGGGGTACAGTCCTTTTCGTTTGAGGTAATTGGTCCGTCCCTCGAAACAGCCGGGATGGATGCCGGGGATGGGGAGGTCTGGCAGGATGCTGCTAATGTGGAGGTGCCCGGCGATCAGTACATTGACTTTGGGACTTCTTTCATCCCTGATTGCCTGCTGCATTTCATCTATTGCCTGCGACTCGATGCCCTTCTGCAATCTGTATGACTTTGCATAAGGTACGCCTCCAGACGGGTGCCATAATTTTACATCTACCTGATCCGTGAGAGGGATGCTGGCTACATCATATCCTAAATAGATCGCATCTTCCCTCTTGTCACAGAATTTGCGGACGGCATCTATTCCCGTGGTGGTGACACACCAGTAGTCGTGGTTGCCGCCCAGCTCATAGTATTTCACCCCGTCGTATTTCGGTGTATACATAAGTGACAGGTCGATTTGTGCGTCAACCGCTTTGTGAAGTAGCCCCCTGCTGGAAATGTATGCCAATGGTGTAACCATATCCAGCTCATGACCACGGTACCCTGCAACACCAGTGAACCGATCACCGGGGTTCATGATGTGGCGCACGCCCTTCTCGACACAGTATTTCACGAACCTGTTGTAAGAAGTAATCTGTGCCTTGTTTCCTCCGTGGTGAAGGTCAGAGGCTATACCGATTGCGATGGTGTCCCCCTCGATACTGGCGATGGACGGCATGGAGATTGGAGTTTCCGGTCGATTGATTGTCTCAATGTACGTTCTGTCCTTCAGTTGTTGGAGAACATAGCCTTCCTCCTTCATCTCGTCCAGTATCTCTTTGATGGTTGCCGGAGACTTGTCATACCTGTTACAGATTTCCTCCAGCGAACGGGGCGAATCTCTCAGGAAGGTAAAGAGGTCCTCTTTACTGGGTGTATCATCATCTCGTTTCACGGGCTGTTCTGTTGCCAGCCTGTTGAATTTGATCCTGTCTATCCGTGACTGGCAGGATTTGATTGACCTGTCCAGCTTGTCGCTGATTTGTTCCCAGCTTAGTTCTTCTTTCTGTAGCAGCTCGTAGTTACTCAGCAAAAGCTGATCTTCCTCGCTTGTCCACTTCTTCCATTCAGTCATAGTGTCCTCTCACAAAGAAGGGCAGGAATATCCTGCCCTTCTCTATCCTGAAGTAACGGTTACTTTTATCCAGCCATCAGACGGTAGAACACCTGCGCCGATGCAAAGATCAGAGTAATCGTACTTGCAAGTTCCTCCAGCGAAAATGACTGCACTGTTAGCTGACCCGTAAGAGCCAAAGCCACGGCAGCCAGTATCGCTGAAACGATGCCGGACACCAGCAGTGCCGTCCTTCCCTCGACATGCAGTGCTTTCTTCAGCATGTCGATCAGAGGCACGCCAATGAACCCGGCGAGTACAGAAAAGAGTTCAGTATACTGTTCCATCTCACAACCTCCTTAGTTTGTGTTTCTTTATTATATCAGATTACCTTAGTCAAAAGATACTGGAAAAGAAATACCACAATCGGGAACACGATGTATGCAACGTCCTTCCAGTTTACTCTGTGCTTTTCCGCCGAGACGAATTCCTTCCTTTGTGATTCTTTGATGTCATCGGTTCGTTCCTTGGCTGTGTCCTCCATGTGTTGTATGTTCACTTCCATAACACTCATACGTGTGAGGAGTCCAGCCTTTCCATTACCGTAAACGGCATCGTGGATTTGTCCGATTTCCTTGCCGACTTTCTCGACATCGGACTTTACTCCATCCAACTTTACCAGTAACAACTCATACTGCTCTTGACTTATGCACATTTCGTGTTCCATTCTCCACTCCGGTTCCTGATGATTATAGTGTAATAGTGTACTGGGTGTGTATCCACACACCATCAGCAACCATTCCCCACGGACCACTGAACGCGTAGATCGGAACCACGGCTCCGCGTAAGAGGGCACCCAAAGGTTTGCCTGTTGTGTCCGGGGTAGGTCTGAGATTGAGACCGAGAATAGTCGTGACTTTTACATACTGAAGCGGCTCTCCGACCACAGCCGGGGGTTCTGGTTGAGGCACCCCGCTGTCTATCGGAACGTCGCAGTATTCATAAAATTCTTCGTAGGTTCCATTGAAGAAGTTCAGGTCAACCTGCGCACTTTCTGTTCCGTAGTATCTCCCGTCACCCTTGTCGGTGAACTGCCAGAATGTCCAACTGTCCCACGTGATGGGTTTGTATTTTGGATTTTGCCAAGGGTTGGTATAGGTATTCACGTCGTCTGGATAGATAGCAATCCATAAATTAAAGTAGCTAGCCCACTTGCAATAGGCAGCATACTGGTTCCATTTCAGGCCACTGCAATAAATTTCGTGCTCCTTATTCGGGAAGTAGTATCGCAGGACTTCCATGAACTGATCCATCTCGCTGGAAGCCTGTGCCTTTGTCACACCGTCAAAGTTTTCGAAGTCTCCGATAAGGCCAGTGAAGGCGTCCCCTGCCCCTGCGTCATCCAGATATTCGAGCATTTTCAGAGCCTGACGTTTGCCTCCCCACCGGGGACGAGCATACCAATAAAACCACCGGGGAAAGGTGTCTACCATGGTGTTGGATAGCTGAACGTTTGGGAGCAGATCGTAATCGCTATATAATGTCCCGTTGTCGGCTGTGCAGGAACCAGCCCTGATCTTGGCTCCGACTATTCCTCGACTCTTTGCCAGCTCAAAGTTTGTCCCGTACTCTGTATTGGGATAGGACTGCCACCCTGACACGTCCATAACCACGGGACGGTCAAATGTCAGTTCTTTTGTTCCGGTAATGAGTTCTATAGTTCTCATGCAATTGCCTCCGTTACTTCCATAGTGAACATCTTGGACCGGGACAGTACCCCGGTCTTTTCCAGTGAGATGGTACACTCCCATATTCCTGCTTGATCCAGATCACCAGCCGCAAAGGAAAAAGTTACCTTTCCGTCTGTTCCGTCAGTCAAAAACGACAGGGCACATGATACTGTTTTATATCCCTGCGGCGGTTTTGTTGCAAATGTTTTTGTGCCTGTGTACGAAGACACATCCTGAACGATTCCATTTTCGTTTTTCAGTGTAATGGAAACCGTCTTCCCGTATTCGCCGACAACCATTCCTTCAAGATCAGCCATACTACACCTCCATCACCACAGTATTGTCGGTGGTTTCATTTATGTTTACTTCCACAGCAGGGGACATATCAGCTACCACACTCTCGGCAGGAGTCACTTCAATCCTTGCAACGGATATTACTTTCTTTCTTGCCCTCCCGAAAAGAGTAGACACTACTGTACTTGCGACGCCCTTTATAATATATGCCAAGGTTCCGGCTATGCCTGATAGTCTGGCTGAGGCGGAGGATAACAGTAAGGACTTATTCATTTTTACCGCCGCTGTTTTAAGGACGGCGACAGCTGAGGCGAGTGTATATTTCAAATCCAAGACCAGAGAGGGAGCCACGCTTGCCATGATTGCAGAAGAAGCATCCGGTGTCAGAGTAACATTTGCTGGTCTCAGAGCTACCAACGCCAAAGAAAGAAGCGTATTTGAATCATAGGTACATGTATGGGACATGCTCACAGAGCTTGCGCCTGCTTTTTCGCTTGCAATAGACCAAACATCGATTCCGCTTCCTCCGTGTGCCCCTGTTTTTCTTGTGGTTTGACCAGTTCCTGTCGACCACGTACAGCCAAACTCTTCCGCTACGGAGAAACCAAGTACCAGTTCGTCTGTTGCACTTGCTATGGTGTCCGATATAGTGTCGGAACCTGTTCCTGATGTTTCTTCCACATTCACATTAAATGGTGTTGTTTGATCTACTCCGTGGTAGGAAAGTAATATTAAAGTGTTGAGTTTTGAGTTAACATCTCCATCCCACGTCACAGTATAAGTTCCGGCAGACAGTCCCGTAATGTAGTACAAATACGAACGGCGAGAACCGGAGATGGTGTATGGGTTTGCCGCGTTTGGGACTGCTGTGAGGTTGGTTGTTCCTACTTTAAATGACGTTTGGGTTGCTCCATGTTGTTTCATGAAAGCAACAAGAATATTATCATTTCCATCTCCGATAGTTATATTGCAGGAGACGGAAGCCACATATCCTTGTGACCCAGCCTCAGCCGACGCATCAAACGTAATTGCCATTTAGCTCTCCGAAAAATCGATTTCCAAATCTTGCAGTGTAATGGTTGAGCCGTCCCCGATGGACTGCGCCCCTCCAAGACTCCAATATACCCACACTTCCCGGTTCGCTATAGTCCCGTTGTCATCCAGCAGTACGGCATACAGCGCATCATCACCGGATGCCGGTATTGATCCTCCGTCCGCTGTCCATGCTACGTCTTTGATCTTGATGACTCCCTTGTTCCCGGAATCGTCCTCTGTCCATGTGTCAAAGTCCGTGCCTCCGGGAGTAAGCTCAAATCCACCTGTGTCATACCCGTTGCCGTCTGCGATCTCTGTCAAGTCGGACAAGGTATTGGTGTCGGCATCAGGAGTGTCTGTAACCAAAGCGACATAGAAATTCGTGGGTAGTGTTTCCCCCCGAAAAATCGCTCCAGCCATCCGATACTTTCCTTTGTTCGTTATTCCTGCCATAGTTTCCTCCATCTATAGTTTACAATAACGCAGTAACTATAATCTAGCCTCCAGTTTTTCCATCCGTGCATCCAGTTCCTTGATAGCCCCGATCATGATGCTGAACAGGGCGGTCATCTCTGCTCCGTCCTCTCCCATCTTCTCGCCCTTCCTGTACATTAACTTCTTTCTGCGGTTCATCTCGTCCGGCTCTCTGTAAATATCCTTGTCGGCAACTTTAGCCGGGCGATACACGTCATCCGGCAAGGTAGCGTAATCAAGTCGTGCTCTTCCGGCAGGGGTTTTCTTTGTAGGATGTGGTTTGATTGCTTTAAGTGATTCTATGTCACTCACTCTTTTTCCTCGCACCAAAACTCCATCGTCGTACCATCCAAGACATCCCCTGTCGGTAAGGGTTTTGTATGATACGTCCTGCCAGTATGAAACAGCATCTCCCAGACTTCCCAGAGATTCCCACCCCGGACGAAATACCTCAATGCCGTCTGTGGAAGAAACAACCTCCCAGCTGATTATGAGATCAGAAGAAGGAATATCAGAACCTGCATCAAATGCAGTGTGTCGTAACATGGCAATAGCCACTCTTGAACTGTGCAAAGAAAAAACAGAAGCGGCACTGTCCGTATCCCCGGTCGGGAGGGCGTCCTGTTGCCAATAGGTTCCGTCGTATCGCATACCCCCCATAAGGTAAAAGCCTGCCCTGTCGGAGGATAACGCATACCCACCAATGCGGCTCTTAGCTTCTCCGTTTCCTGCCTGTACTATAATCTCCGGGCGATCTTGTGAGGATGCCTGAAGAATATATCCGGTCGATGATAACTTGTGGGTTCCTCCGCCAAATACTCCCGTTCCGTCATCCACATCCAGACCGAATTGAAGTGAATCGTTATCTATACCTACCAACACATAAGACGAATCCCCATAGGACAAGGATGGATATGCCATACGAACCCCGGTAAATCCTTTACCCGGTATTCCCTTGCCTGCGCGGAACTCACCAGCAGATATGGTTCCAAGACTTTCACTGATGTCGGACAGCCCCTCGTGAATTACAATCTGACGAGAACCATCAATGCGAAGGGTATCTTCCATCGTGGCAAGTTTAGCGGAAATATTCTGAAGGAGGTCTCGTACTTCATCTATAGTTGGCATAGAAGTCCTCTAATGTTTTATAGTCGCTGTCGAAAACGAACCACTCATCGTCCTCTGTGTTGTACCCGGAGAATGTCATAAGTTCCTCCGTGGTGAGGGCTTGTCGATTGTAGGAGAACAAGCGGTGCATTGTGTTCTTGAACTGTGGTTCGTTATAAATAAGATCATCATCCAGATCGACAACAGTAAACCCCATCTCAGATAGAATCAATCTTTGCTCCGAGTCTTTTCTCATTCTGAGATGTTCTTCATGTGTTGGTCCCTGAACCTGAAGCACCATCATGGAATTGGGGAACAGGAAGTCCGCCACAATACCACCCAATTCCAGCCTGCCACCCTGCAAACTTGACTGGAAATCAAAGTCAATGCCTGCTTTCATGCGCAGCGGAAAAAGCAGGTACTTGTACACAATGCGTTCGGGCAAAGTCCCACGAACAGCCGCCTTTGATACGGCTCTGGCTTCTCTGACGTCCTCGCCAATCTTGATCCGTCTCAGCCCGCGTTTGTGCTGCACGAACCACCACGGACTTTGGGAGAGTTCCTCCTTGCGAACCACCGAGGTTCCCCGCAGGATGACAGGACGCTCAATCGGCTGAGGAATCTTAATGCGTTCCTTCCGTGAGCCAATCAGAGTCTTTCCTCTGGCCGTTACTACAGGTCGAAACCTGTCACCCCTACCCATCTTGTACCTCCACCAGATTCACCATGATCCGTGTTTCGATGATCTCGCCTCCAGCATAATCGTCCCCAGAACGAGAACGTGCCTGTCTGCTGAGGGATGTCATGTATACCTTGTGTGCCCCTCCCCACAAATCAACAAACTCAATAGGGGATTTGGATGCCCTTGCCTCTTTCAACCGATCCCATATTTGTCCTGCGTTTGCTGACTCAGGCTGGTTGTAGCCGGAACCAATAACCATGAACCCGTACCCGTAGTATTCGTCCGGTCTCAGGATAAGCCGGAGGGTAGCACTGGAAAGCACAGGGGACTGGCTTGAATCTTCAGTAACCAACTTGAATTTCAGTTGGATGTAGTTGTACTCCACAGTAGACTGGTTCGGTCCGGTGGGGTCGGTAAGTTCATTGACCCCGTTCGTGGTTATTTTATTCGTAATTCCGTCTTCTCCGCCCCACGGTTGCCACGTGCCATCATCCAACTTATAGTAAAGTAGAATGTAACGGTTACTTGAACAGTTAGCCGCCTCCAGCAGCAGCGAGGGGGAAGACTTTTCAATACGACGAAACCCTGCTGCCATACGGGAAGTCACCAATGTGTGCGTACCTGTGGTAGGGAAGTCTGGATAGGGGTACACAGACCTGTCATTGAACGGAATATAGTAAAGAAACGATCCTCCCGATCCGGTAATGGCATACCATAGTCTGTTATTGAAGGAGTCAAAGTACATAGCTGTAACACCGCCATCCCCTCCCGTAGCGGAGGTCACCAACTTATGCCATCCTACCCCATCAAAGCATAGAATGTGTTCTTCATAGGAAGAAGCACTTGTCATCGCGGACATAAACAAATACTTACCGAACACCACAAAGTTATTAAAGTGTCCGTAAGTTTCATACGGATAAGAGTCCGTAATAGGTGGAGGGGTTACATCTGTAAGACGGGCACCCGTCCACTGATACAGGGTGTCCCTGATAGGGAACACCACATACCCATTGTGGATAGCCCACGACCTGAAGTTATAGGGGCTGGCTACGTCTCCAAAGTCCAGTACCTTTCGTGCGGCTGTTCTGTCTTTGTCAATGCGATACAGCCCATCCGCCTTTGGCACATGAATGTCTCCGGCGAAAGAGAACGCCCCCAGTGTGATATAGCCGTCAATACCAACGGGGATCATGGCAGGATCATCAGAGGCTGTCCCGTGCAGGGTACTGAGGTCAATGGTGTCGTCAAAATACACCTGATTTGCGTTCTCGCCCAGTGCATCTGCATCTTTGCCGCCATACACATATCCGTCATGATGATGGAGCCAGTTAAAGTCCACAACCGAGGCATTGATGCCAGCAGTCTGCCACCCGTCACTTGACGTCCCGTCTGTGGAGGGGTTGTCTGTGTAGAATATTTCATTATTGGTGCAGGCGAACAGGTATTTACCATTCTGCCACAGGAACTTGACCCCGTCGGTGGAACTGGGGAAGGCATCCGACCAAGTACCATCTGAGGATGTGTATTTACGCAACCCCCCGCCATAATTCGTATAAATATTACCGTCGAACTCCTGAATGGCAGTTCTTGTGTACAGATAGTTGTCCGAGTCAGCAACGGTAGATTTGGTAAACAGCATAACAATTCCGTCGTGGCGCGTATCAATATTACCTTCTGTATACAGGTACCCCTGCGGGTCTTCATGCCACTGGAACCCGAACCCGTGCTGCCAGTCCGTAATCATCACGGGCTGGTACAGTCCGAGTTCTCCGTAGATGATACCGCTACCGGGCACAGAGGCGCGAGGGGAGAAATCGGTGACGTCCTTTTCGTTGTAACTCTGAAGGTCGATCCGGTAATACCTGCCGTTGATTTGGATGTCGCCGTGTTCTCTCATAGTTACCACCCCAACGGGTTCTCATTCAGGATCGTTGATGGATAGCCAGTCATAGGCTCTCGCATCATCGCCGGAATAGAGCGGCTTGGATTCTTCTGTCGATACAACTCCGCAATCTGGTCATGCAGTTCCGAGGCATCCCCGTGGAGTGCTTTGTCTGCATCTGTCAGTCCGATCATTCGGTCGTGCAAATAAGATAACGCCTTATGACACACGAAGTCCTTCGGTACATAAGTAATATCGGAGTCTGCCGTCAGTTCTTCTGGGAGGGACAGGTATACGAGCCTGATCCTGTACCCGTTCCAGCGACTCAGACCAGAATCAATCCATATCTTTGTAGGAAATTCCTCTTTGTCCGGCAGAACCGTTCGCAGAGGAGTCCACGTAGCCAGCTGCTCGGAGCTGCTCCATACCTTGAACTTTGAGTCTGTCGCTGGTGTAGTATCAAAGGCTTCGGACACAATCAATTTGCCGTCTGTCGCTGTACAGTCAGAGATGGTGCGCAGTTGCCCTGATCCTGTGCCAGAATAAATGGACAGATGGTAGCCGTTGTACTCGTCATCCGAGAAAGACAGGCTGGTAGTAATGTAATCACTGGCACCCGTAACAGGGTTTCCCTCGCAGGCGGAAGCTACCCCGTCCTCCAGATAGATTTGCCTGATTTGCCACGGTATCCGAGTCAGATCAGTCAGATCGTATTCCAATACATTCTCTCGAACAACGAGGCTCTCGTCTATCACAGTGTCCGGGTAGGCTTTCTGACCCTCACGGATACCGTAATTGAGTGCCTTGTGGATAGCGGCAGGACTCCACCTGCCCGTTATTTCAATCTGGTCACTGGCAGAGGGAGCCGACGGCAGAGGGTAGTCCAGAATCAGAGTACCGTTCTGTCGAACGAACCCAGCGATTTCTCTGAACATCCCCTCGCATACGCCGGAAACAAAGTAGGCATACGAATGAGTCCAAAACCCATCGTTCTGAAACAGGGAATCAGAGCAGTTTACTTTTGTTGTAGTCGGGGTTCCGGTGACGGGCACATATCCGTTCTCGTACTTGTTGTAAAAGAACATATTTGACATAATGCCCAATTCGCGCCGCAACTCCTGTCTTGTGCTGGAAGGTTCCATGTTCCCCTCCTTATACTTGACTGAAGATGTAAAGTTCTCTCGCGACAGCTTGCGCTACCGGAGTAGCTGCTACACCACTCCGAATCTTAAAGAACTGAAGTCCGGCAACCTCACTTTCATCGAAAGTAAAATAGGTACTCGCTGCCCCTGTTCGGGTAACTTCTCCCGAAGAGCAATGGACAGGATAAAACGTACCACCCGACAGCGGAGAAACAGCCAGAGAAAGGGAGGCGGCAGTCCAATCCGTAGAGGCAATCAGAATCCCGCACAACTTTTTCCCCCTCAGATTGTACTCGGCTGTCAGTCCGGTAGTGTCAGTCGAGAGGGTAATCTTCTCCGCAAATAACATGTTCGAATTTTCGTATGCCATATCTTCCTCCTAACTATTGATAATCAGTTTCTCTCCACCACTCCCGAACTGTTCCCCTATGGAGTCCAGTGTTTTCTGGAGTGTGTGTATGTCTTTATAGGCAGACATCGCTTTCTTTCGTTCCTCGTTTTCGAGCTGCGACTTCCTTCGTTCTCTCAGGGCGTTCGCTATTGTTCGTGGAACCTCATGAGAGCCGGGCGTAAGTACGTACTCAACGTCCATGATACGTACCACCTCTGGTTCGAGTATCCGTCGGAGTGCCCCTCCGACTTTCACCATGCGCTCAACGCCGGGAATGAGTACAGTCTCTTTCGGTTCCGCATTGAGGCGAGCCATAAATTCCAGTCTCTTTACACTGTTCTCGGCAGCCGTCTTGGCTCGCATGGTTTTGAATACTTCCATGCCCTTTGCCTTTTCCCTCTCCAGTCGTTCGCCTGTGAGGTGGTTGGCTCTTTCAAGTACATCCTCAACAAACCGCACCCTGTCAGTTTCGTACTGCTCAGAGGCTTTGTCCATCTTTTCCGCCTGAGCGAATAGTCTGTTGACCTCAGCTGAGGCTTCCGGTCTGGAGAGCAGACTGGCTTTGCCCCTGATTTCCTTCTGGAGAGCGAGGGCAATTCGGAGAGCCTCTACATTCGAGGCGTCTGGAAGTTCTTCCATCACCGCCTTCATGAGTGAGCTGTTCGGGTCCACGGCTCGGCTTAGTATTTCCTTTTCCCTCCGAACGTCACGGAGATCGGGATCAACCTGTGCCGAACTATTTCGCCTCTTTCTTCGTCTCGCCATATCTTTCCTCCAGTGCTTCTCTGATTTTTCCTGTAATATCTCCGGTCTCGTCCTCGTACTGCATGTCAATCATTGTCATGAGGAACTTGACCACTCCCTTGCGTCCTACTACTGTGTTGAGGACCCCTGTTGCCTTTGCAATACTTTCTTGTACCTTTTTCAATTCAGGAAGGAGGCGTTCATCCAGCATCCCCAGTTCCTGTATATCAAGCAGACACTGCTTGTACCCGATCTTTGCCTGTCTGTTCCCTGCCATTGTTTCAATGGCTGATTCAATATTCTCCAGCCGAAACTGCAAGTGCTGGCGGTTCAAAAATCCATTAAAGTCCAGCTCGCCTATCAGTGCAGTATCTGTTTCATCTTCGCCCTCGTGTTGTTTTTGCACTATGTGGAGAAGCTGTTCCAGTTCCTGCTTCATGCCTAGCTGGATATTCGCAAAAGCTACCTCATTAGACAGCTTCTTGGATACCTTGTCGAACGCCTCCTTTACCGCCGCTGGACTATCGTCAGACAGGGCTTCTTCCAGATCGTGAAATTTTTTCTCCGTTCTCTTGAACTTGACTTCTTCTTCAGCCGCAAGTTCTGTCTGTTTTTCCAGCAGAACCTTCAGGTGGGTGTCTGTAATCAGGCGGGAGAAGTCATAAGCATACAACGGTCCCCTTGTCAGTGAGGACTTCTCATGGACGACCACCTCAATACCAAGACCACGGGCAAATCCAATCCAGTATTCGGCGTTCGGTCTCTGGTACCTGTACTCCGTTTCGTTTGTCATGTCAAACCCATAGATCAGAATACGTTCTACCTTTTCCACATAGATAGCATACGCCATCATGTATCCAAAGGTGGAGGTGACCACGAACGGGGCTGGGTGTTGTGCTTTGATATCTTCCAGAGGGAACTCAATACTGCCGGGGACATCCTCATACGCTTTCTGCATAATAATGGGGATAGAAGTGTCCCGTTCTTCCTTCTTGCACTGAAGCCATTCCCAGTGCTTTGAGTCATTGAAGTTGTTCTTCCTTGTAAAGTCCACCCGCGGGTGTATCTGGAATAACAAGTCGTACCGCTTCATAAAATCAAAGTGGTACGACTCATTCATCGCCCAAATTTTTACATCAGGATCATCATACGGAGCAAAGTCACGCGTATTTTCTGCAAAACCTACCAGAGCTACTGTTTTCATTCATACTCCTAGAGACAGCGGCTGTCCCGCTGTTTCGGTTACGCGTTCTGAAGCGCAGAGTTAGATGGCAGCAGCCATAGAGTAGACTACGTACACATCTACTGCGCCTGCGGCCAGAGTTACAGCCGCACTTGTCATACCGATAGCATCAGTGCCGCTGGTAGTGAACCCGCCAGCGAGAGCAGGAAATGCGGTGTCTGAGGTCGGGAAAGTCGCACCCATGAGAGCCGCCAGACCCAGACTTTTCATCCACACGATCTCTGCATCAGCAGCATCAGACCCGCCGAGGTGAGCGGCAGTAGCGAACCCATCAGGATCACTCGCCGGACCGAGGGTCAGAGTTGCGCCATTGGTGAATGACTCAGTGACCTGCCAGCCGATGTCATGAATAATCATGTTCGCCGGAATGTCAAACAGAGTGTCGAGACCAACGGCGTCTGAGGTGCATGAAGCAACCACGTCAGGGTTACCGGACGAAACGCCGTAGGTAACCTTCGCCACCTTCATAACGCAAGGCTCGTCTCCGAGAAACGGTTCTGCGGTAAAGGGAATAGTTTTACTAGCCATTTTTTGTACCTCCAAGTAATCGTTACTTTGAGGGGGGGATTGCTCCCCCCTTCATTACGACATGTCGTTGCAGTGTTCCAGATCACGAATCCATGCGGAGTTCAGGACTTCCACGCCGAGCGTAGCCTTCCATCCCACGGTACCGCGCTGGTTCAGGGGGTCTTCCCCTCCCTCACCGAGAGCCTTTACGATAATTTCAACGGGGTTCACACTCTGTCCGGTCATTCCGCCCTTCTGAGCATCGCCCGGTCCGCCGTCCACAAAGCTCGGCATGAGACCGCTGATGCCTGCAACCACGAAGGATTCGCTACCGATGAACAGCGCAGAGTAGGGATCGGCACTGGAAGCCCCACCATCAGTGTAGTACCGGGCATTGGAAGTCATATACAGCCGACAGCCAAGGATACGTCCGATATAGCCACTGCGAATGGAGTCGCCGCCCTCGCGGGTGAACAGAGCCACAAAGGTGTCGTCCTTCATCAGGGTCACCCAAGTGAATGGATGAATAACTACAACGTAGTCATCCCCCTCAACGGCACGGGCATTGGCAGCATGAAGCTGGGCAACCTGCTTGGCGAAGGATGCGTATGCAATTTTGTCGTTGACCGTATCAAGTTCGGTGCGCTGAGTAGCGGAACCTGCATAGTCCTTGGTGGAGCTTGCGGTGATCTCATTCCGAATGAGAGTATCAAAGGACAGACCAGCCTGCTCACCGAGGATGCCGGAGATTTCAGAAACCACCGGATCGAACTCAGTGACAGATAGCTTGTCTGTATAGCGGAGCCATGAACCATACCACGAAGGGGTAATGGTGTAAGTGGACAGGGTGGGAATAGTTGCTTCGGTAGGAGTCACACCCTCGCTGAGTGCGGTGGTGACAGCAGACATGGAACCGAACTTACGGTACTCGTAAGTGCCGTAGCCGTTCCACTGTGCCTGCATGGACCCCTTGTTGTGGACCAGACGAGGAAGCGCACGCGTAAGCAGTCGCTTTTCGTAATAGGTTTTCACCGTGTCCGACAGTGAAGTGGTGTTTGCATTTGTAGCCATTTATAGCCTCCACTCCCGGAACACGGTGGAGGATGATTACTCCGTTACGAGTCCCGGAAGAATAGATGGGGGTACTTGTCCAGTTTCAACCAGACGATAAAAGTCTTCGTCAGAAAGGTCGCGCCCCAACTGTTTTCCTACAGATTCTTTTACTTGTGCAAATGAAGGCGGAGCCGGGGCAGAGCCACGGGCACCAGCCTCTCCGATAGTACGCTTAGGTACTGGTTTACTTTCCGGTTTCTTCGCTTCCTGTGTTGCTGCTGGTGTACTGGCTGCTGGAGCTGCGGCGGCACCCGCACGTAACGTGGCAAGTTCTTCCTGCACAGCCTGCCAACCAGAGCGGAACAGATTGTCCGGTGACGAGCGATCTAGTTTATCTAAGGGAACACCGAGTGCCGTAAAGCCGTTAATGTTATCCTGCATCATCTGCATACTGCGAAGTTTTTCTTCCGCTTCTGCTGCACGCTGTTCGGCACGGGAAATCTTCCGTGAAACGACTGACTGCTGGTACTTGGTTCTCTCATTTTCGTCGAGGTTCGCCAGCATCAATTCGTTCATTTGATTTTCCATGGCTTCAATTTCCTGCTGGTACTTGTTCTGTACTGCTGAAATCCTGCGGTCCGACTCAGACTGAAGCTCACGTTCCCTCTGCGCGAGTTTCTGACTCAGTGTTGAGAACTTTGAGTCATACTCTTGCTTTAGTTTCGCTAAGTCTTCACCTGTCGAGTCTAGGGGCTGTTCCTGTCCGGCTTCATTTCCAGAAACTCCCTCCTGATTTTCTGCCTCCATCCGGTCAGCAGAATCAGTGTTCGGCTCTTTGGTAAATTCGTCACCCATAAGAAACCTCCTATATTCAGTTATGTCTAGATTCTACCAAATTTGGATTATCTGTGTCAATATAATCCGTCATTTGCCTGAAGCACCAAAGCAAGGAACTCCCGCCATTCGGGGTGCCGTGACATGGTACTCTCAATAAACTGCACTGCATCTTCGGACAGCGGTTCTTCTTCTGTCAGCATATTCTCAATCTCTATTGCCAACTCATCACCCAGTGTGTCGAACATTCCATCCGGTGTGATGGTAGACGAACCAATAATATCGGCTACCGCCCCTGATGGCTGAATAACTTCCCCTCCGTGATATGTATCTTGGTTGTACCACTTTGACCACATCTGGAAGTTTTCGCCCCACTGGTCTCGTAATTCGTAATAGGCTTTGATCCTCGGATTACGGCGATATTCTACCCTGCGATCCGCTGTACCCATACGATAGTACAGTGCCAGTTCGTCAAAAAACCGATCTCCGAGAGAGGACGTAACCATATTATTGAATTCGTCATTCAGGTTCTGCGCCTCTGCCCATTCAGCCATTTGCTGAGTGGAGGGTCTGGGGTACTGCAAGTAATCCAGTGCATTGAACAGGGCACGAGCGAATTTGGCAAAGTCCGCAGGGTCTGACCATGCTGAACTATTCCCCCCAGATTCGTACCACAAATCGATCCCGCTCTCTACGTCCTTGTCCTCCAGAGCGATCATATAGTCTATGACCTCACTGGTCTTTCCGGGAGGAATAGAAGCCAGCCTGTTCCACACTTCTGCTTCCACAAGCGCCGGACCTGTGACTGCCTGCTGACGATCTTCGATACTTTTGATCTCTACATCAGGCAACGTAGCCTGCTCTACCAGTTCCTCCAGTGTCCACCGCCCTTGGTAGTTCTCCAGCACCCATGCTGCCAGCTCCACGGGGGTCGGAGGTTCTGGATGGCTTTCCAAGAACAGACGTTCCGCAAGCTGCCGCTCTCTGCCGGATAAACCACCAATGGCATCCCAGTAAGGATTCCAATAGAGTTCCTGCCACGCAGAGTTGAGCGCATCCAGTGGTGTGTCTTTTGACTTCTGCCAGTCTGTGTAGCTGTCGGAAGTCATTCCCCGGATAAGCCCGTCAATAAACTTTTGAACATTGAAATCCTGTCCGAGGTATGTCTGAACCACGCCACTTCGCAGGTCTTCCATCGTCATCCCTCGACCGCCTCCGATATAGTCGTATAAAATTAGGTCAAATTTAGTGCCGAGAGCCTGCGCATAGACTTGCAGGTTCTGCTCCCACTGTGCCTTACGTTCGGCGTAGCTTTCATAGCTATCCCCTTCTTCATATTTTGGGGCACTTTCCCGAATAAGCCGGTAGAACAGATCACGCATCTCATTTTCGATAACCTGCCGGGGCTTGTACCCTGAAGTAGTTGCCCGGTACGCATCCACATAATAGGGGTGTGCCTCGATTTGGGCGATGGCGGCGAAGTAATCCTGATATATCTGCCAGTACATACTTGAATCTGCTCCGATGTCCAGTGTACTCAGCCGAGCCTGTAGCTGTTCGTAGGCTACACCCTTCGCCTCATGATAGGCATTGGTTACGTTTTCCTCGTGGATGGTCTGTGCCATAATTTCCCGTCGCTGCTGGGGATTGGGTGTTTCCCCTTCCGGGGTCCGTACCCAGCGCATAGCACCATACATATTATTGATCCACCCTTCTGAGGTGTCGTACTTTGTCGTGGTGTACCGCTTCCAGCGTTCTTCGATGTGAGGATCGAGTCCAAAAGCTGCCGATCCTATTTGGTTATTGAGAGTATCTCTGAGCATATTGATGTTGGTTCGTATCTGAATGATACGGGCATCGGCATCCGTAAAGGACTTGGGATAGATACCAGTAAAAAACCCGATCAGGGTTGTGTTGTAATTCTGGCTGAACGCCCTGCGTTCAGCCTCCATCCACCACTCGCTGTCCCTGCGGGGAGCCAACGTGTACGGCACTTCCGGTGTAGTTTCTGGATGCGAAAGAGTATAAGCAGTAACAGAAGAACGGTAGCCGAGAGCTTCCTGCACCCTTGCCTGTACCTGATCTACATCTACACCGGCATCCATCCACTCCATCGCCATCTTCAGAAGTTCTTCCTCTACCGCCCAATCTTCCCAAGACTGCGCAGGTGAGAAGGCTCTACGGTAAGTCTGACCGAGTACGGGGCTTGTCTGGCTGAGTTTTTCTTCTATCCACAGATGTACCCACTTAGGGATAAGATTCGCCTGCGGAACCAGAGAGCTTGTAGGCACCACGTTCTCATCCAGCGCACCGACAGCGAACAATGGTCCGGTGATCCACGGAGGAAGGCTCATGCCAAAATATGATCCTGTGTCGTACAGCATCATGGTTACTTTCTGTGCGAAGTTAAGGTCATCTGTATCATGCCAATACATCCTGCGGTCCGGCATGATGGTACGGATAGACAGGGAAGCCGTAAGGTCTACCCACGTGTCGGTGCCGGGGATAGGAATAAACCCGTTCATGGACGGAAGCACCTCGCCCTCTGATGTTACTGCCCCTGCCTGCTTTGCGAACCTGCGGCTTGTCTGCATATACCGCTCATAGTAAGCAATAAGGGCAGGACGGGTCGTAACCAAATCCAGCCACATGGGGATGGAGGACTTTGTAAACATCCAGAACGGATAGATCGCCTTGATGGTCTGATCCAGCTGAGAATACTCCGTGTAATCCACCATGACCCTTTGTGTTCGGGGCAGGGCACCCTCTATGTCACCCAGCCCTTCCAGAGAGGCACCGTTACTTCCGTTCATGGCAATCTCAATCGCGTTGTTCTTTTCTTTCACACCCAAGTCCAGAAGCACACTGCTGATAAGATCGTACTGTGACTCAGGAATAAGCCCACGCACAGTACCAGATTTCATCTGTTCCAGCAGTTCTTCTTTCCATGTTGTGAGAACCTCACGGTACGCCTTGAATTTCAGTTCAGTGTCCGTACTGGTGTACAGCCACTGTAACCAGTTATTCGGCTGCATACTCACATCCCACGGCACCATCAGCCTAGGCACGTCAGTCGGAAGTCCCAGAGTGACTTTGGCATGAGTTGTCATGGTGTTCATGAAATTCTCTATTTCCTTGTAGTAAACCTCGAACGTATCCCGCAGAGGTCCTTCCTCCATATTGGACAAGTACGTACCAAGCCATTCCTTCAAACTCTCCGGTGACTTCAGCACATTCTTAGGTGCCCGTTCCCTGAGAACCTGAAAGACAGGACTGCTTTTCAGGTGAGTTTTCCACATGGAGTCTCTGAGCTGGGCTACGTTTGTCTGCATAGCTCGTTGTGCCAGTTCCTCCGGCGGAATACGGGCACCGAAATCCTGCATCCAAATTTTAGTCAAAGCATCGGCTGTTTCATCGTCCCCTACCATGCGATACAAATGGGGATGTGGCGGAGTAACCATGCCGCCGCCCGTTGAGTATGACCCACTGCGCATGGAATCTGCCATATAGGTACGCAGGCGATTGTACATGTTCCGTTCTGTCCTATTTTCTGGAACTATGCCCTTCTTCACCTTCTCCAGAACGGCAATCATCAAATTGGTATGTTCCTCATTTGATTTATGAGACTTGCCCTTTAGGATTTCCCACCACTGCATAGATCGTATCTGATTGTTGGTTGCATTGTTCAACGTATTCAGCATCTGGTCAGCCTGCATACGGAAGATGTGCTGAGACAGTTCGTCTATTTCATCCAAAGGAAGGGAAGCCAGTTCCGCTGTGACCAATATGGTAGGATCGTCTATAACCTCATCTATGAACTTCTGATACCCGTCCTGTGCAGCTTTCAGCAGTTCTTCTCTTGTTATATCGGGGGTTATTTCTGTCCCCCCGAAAGAGGCAAAAGCAGCCAGCACATAGGGATCATCCATATCCACACTGGAAGCGTCAAGCTCGCCGTTGATGATTTTTAGAAGATTCTCTGTTGGATTGCCAGCATCGTCAAAGCTCGCCCAAAAATTGAGGTCTCTTGTTGGTTCCGTCAGTCCCGGCAGAACGGAGTGCAGATTTTCAGTAGCATCCTCATACGCCAACTGAAGTCTAGCTTGGGGGAGGCGCATACGTAGTACGTTTTCTGCCGCCGCCGTTCCTGTCTGATTGACAGCCACCCCAGACTTCCTGAGACCCTTCACCTTTTCCAGATCGAAAGTCTTCCTGAAAGACGGATCGTGTCTGTGTAGCCACGAACTGGTCAGGATATTCTCCATTTTGGCGAGGTTCGCTCCTGAGTCTGCAAAAGAAAAATTGATTTCCTTTCCGAGCAGGGCATTGAAGAACACCTCCAGCTGGTACTCATTGTTCATTGTAAAGTGCTTGCCATTCCCGGCAAGTCGCAAAGAAGCAAACCGTTCGGTTTCCCTGCCGAGGGTGGGAAGAATACCGACATTAGCCAGAAAGTCTCCGATATACAGCTCACCGACTACCATATCCAGACGTTTAATAAGTTCTTCGTCAGAGATGGTGGCATCGAAGGTCCAGCTGGATACATAGTCCAACAGAACCTTTGCCCTCCGACTTTGGTAGTTGTACAGGTTTTCCATAATGCCGTGGTACAAAGCCCACGTATCCAGCATGGCTGTGCCCGTTTTCGCCATAGGATTCATGGCATCCAGAAAGGCCCGCTGTACTCTGTACCGTAACTTTCCGGTCTCCCTCACGTAGTTCTCTACCCTGCTGTGAATTATGTTAAGCTGGTTCCCTTCCCGGATATTCCTGTTCTGTGTAGCCTGCTTCAGCTTGGTAGCCCGCCCTTCCAGTGCCTCTGTAGTCTGACCTGTCAGTTCGGTTACCCTATCCGTATATCCCTTCAGGGCATCCGTCAACTCGCCGTGTGCCTTTTCCAGTTCCTCGCCAGCCCTGCGCACACTGGAAGTAGCGGAAGTAACGATGGCTTTGGATTCATCTTCCGTCATGCCTTCCGTCATCGCCCGCTCAAATTCATCAAAAGGTTCGTCAACCTCTCCCTTTGCAAGTTTCTCGGCAGCCTCGGCTGTCATTTCCTCCGCTACTTCTCTCTGTGTGAGCTGGATCATGATCGGCTCAGGGATGACCGGAGTATTGAGAAGTTCCCTCGTAGACTTAATCAAATCAGAAACCTTCTTGTGCTTTGTATCGTTATACAGATCAGTCAGAGTTTTCATGACCTGCTTCTGATACTCAACAGCGTCCATCGTTCCCATCTCAAACTCATCAGTCAGGCGGAGTATCTTCTGTTTCGCTTTCTCCAGCCCTTCGATGGGTTTTCGTACCCTCGCTGCAATTTCCCCCAGCCCTGCTACTGTATGTTCCTTCACCCTTGTATTGGGTCCCGCTGTCAGGAACCGCGAATAGCCCTCTGAAATATCTTCCAGCTGCCCCTGAAAATCAAGTACATCCTGCTCAGTCAGTGCATTGAGTCTAGCCTGTACCCTTTCTTCCTGTGTGATGATGTGAACGAGTTCGTCTGCATCCGACACAGCCAGTTCGGACGGATTGCGGGACAGGACACTGGTAAGACTGAACCTCAAATCCCTTGCGTCCTCTGTCCCCAGCCGTGTCAGTACATCCTCGTCATCCAATATTTTCAGGAGTGAATCAAATAGATTGCCAATAATAACTTCCGGTGATTCATTCCTCGCCATCCCCGTGGTCATCATCTCCACAATCTGTTTATGGATGGGATCAAACAGAAGATGCCGCTCTGCCGGGGTCAAAACCTCAGCCAGCTGCATAACTGTATCGGAAATGAACATGGACTGCACCATGCGTCCCTTCACGGATTCTCCGCCGAGGGACTTCAAAAGGGTGCCCATCTTGTCTGTGTCTGTGCCAGCCCTGCGATATACCTGTAAAGCAATTTCTACAGTATCGTCATCTGCCCCCAGCGCACGGAGAGCCGCCTCTACCTTTTTGATGGCGGTTGTATCCAAAGCCTCATACACACGGAAGAATTCCGTATGTATCATCCGGGCACGCAAACTCATTTCCAGTGCAGAACTGAAGTCGGACCAACCACCCGTCCACGATTTATACAGTAACCGGAGAGGGTTGGTAATGCCTTCCCCCCGCATCCGGGTAAACTCATCCCACATCAACCGGACAGGAAGAAAAGCAGGATGAATACCAGTATAGTCACCACGGATCAATCTCTGTGCGATCCCCTCTGCTGCACTGAGTTCCATCCTGCTGAAGTTCTCACCAGCTTCTGCCATACTTTCCATGCCTAGATCGCTTGCCATCGCCCCTAGATTTTTTGACAGATCAGTAAGCTGGGACCAGATCAAACTCATGGACTCGTAGGGTGACCGTCCTGTGACGACAGCGCGAAATGTGCTGTCTATCCAGTTTCGCATCGCCCAACGGGGGTTGAAGCTCAGTACCGATTCCACCCACGCATTACGAAAAATGGTTCCCCATGTTTGCAGAGACTTGATGGAGCTGGAAATCAGTTTATGTTCTTTGAAGAAATCCTCCCCAAAGGCAAGAATAAGCAAATTGTCTTTCATCAATCCGGTCGGTTCGTTTACATTGAGACCACGCAAGGCAGAACGAATCTTGTCAGAGAACGCACGCATGATTTCATTCTTTTGTGTGGCTATCCATTTTCCTGCCGCCCGTCCTGCTTCCTCTCGTGCAAGAGCTGCTGTCATTCCTTCGGATACAAACTTGGCAGTAAGTCTCTCAACTTCTGCATTGTACATATCCTGACCAATCTTATTGATGATCGTACCCCAGTTTTCTGGACGGACAGCCTTCAGCACAGACGCTGCTCTTGCACTCAGATTTTGCTCCCCATGATTGAACAGCGCATCAATGGTAGCCTTGATCCTCTTTATGTGACCATCACGGAGAGAATACGGAACCAAGTCCATACTGGTGTCCAGATTCTTTTTCAGGGCGTCCACGGTAAGTTCCCCTGCGTCATCTGATACACTGCGAATACCTCGCACAACCAGATCAATCACATCTCCGAGATTTCCAGACCCCGCATCTCCAAGTACCTTGTCAACCTGCCGGGTGATGATGAGCATAGCGCTCTGAAGTCCATTTGTGAGTTTGGTGATGGCAGAAGCTCGTGCCTGATTCACCGTAGCCTTTCCGATATTCCACATGAAGGTGGCGGAACCCTTAATAACGCGAGCTATGATGTCATCCGCCTCTGCTTCCGCCGCCTCTTTGAGTACGCGCATGATCCCCTTACCAATTGCTTCTGTGAGTTCTTTCCCTGCCGCCTTCAGTGGGACTTTGAAGAAATCCAGAGTAATCCAGTTCGTAGGATCAAGAACCATCTGACCTGCAATCTCTGTTATAGGATCAACAAAGTAGTCTTTCAGTTTATAATAGTCGTCCTGATTCAGGGGTCGTCCCATTTGCATGGAGAGTTCCGTAGCCGCGTGGAGGAAGGCTTCATACTGCTGAGAGTCCACTTCCCACGTGAAAGCGAACGCTCTGGATGTAGGACCGAAAGTAGATACCTCTAGATCAACTGCCGTTCTCGTGAGCCGATACGCACGATCAAAAAATTCTTCGTACTGGGCGAGCTGTTCGTTGGTCGGATTGTATATCTCAGGAAAGTTGTGGATATACTCCAGATAGGGTCGAGCCTGCACACGCAAAGATGCCGCCTCGTTCAGAGAATCAGCTGCAATCAGGCGAGAATATTCCATGTTTGCCATATCCCTCGCCCTCGCTTCCAAGTCCGTCCCCATGGGTGCCTGTACAGGTGCCCCTCCCATATCCAAACCCTGCAACCCTCTGATGAGTTCATTGGGGGCTTGAATCTCAGCCAGATTACGCTGGTACATCTCCTGCCAGCGGGGGTCTGCTTCTCTTTCTGCCGCAGCCTGCAACCCTCCCGGATCAGAAGTAAATTCAGTCCATGCACTTTCCATGTCCGAAAGAGCCTCGTGCATCCTTGTGTATGAGATGCCGGATATTGGACGAAGTTCCAGTCTGTCCTGTGCATTAAGAGTTTCCCAGTCTTTCTTTGTAGCCTTCAGCCCGGTTTCCGTATCAAAGTAGGCATATCCCAGTCGCGGTGCCCTTATCTCTGTGTCGTCCTCTGCGACCATCTGATCTCCATACAGCATCCGTTCGGCGGACATGTTGTAGGGAGCCGCATCTGGCATCGCACTACTTCTCGCATCGGAAGCCTTGCGCACTGTCTCCCAAAATAAAATCCCCATAAAGTTAACAGAAGTTCTCATGGCAGACCATACCGCCCTGAGCAGAGGTGTCTGCTGTATCTGATACCCCACGTAATTGGGGGGAGCATCCAAGACAGGAGCAATGTCCTCTGTAAAGATTGTCAGGGCATTGTGCGTCATCCCGGCAGGAACGAACATAACCTGCGCCCCTACTGCGTTGGTGGTATAGAAAGTATTCCGTTCAATCTCCGCTATCTGTTGCAGACGTGCCTGTTCTTCCTCTTTCTTCTTCATTTCCTTTTGAAGCTGAAGGGCGTAGGCGTTCCTGTACTGCGGAGGAATATTTTCATTGAAGTCCATATTATGTAAATACTGCGACGCGGCTTGCAGATAATTCGCATTATCCGTATTCTCTGTGCCCCGTTCCTGCTGGCTTGCCACTTCGGCAAGTCTGCGTTCCTCTGCCCTCTGAATAACACCAGAGGCAAATCCATCCACCAGACCTCCATCGCCCTGCTCTCCGGCAGACGGATACAGGCTGGCATAGAATCGACGACGATCCTCATCTATGTTCTTCCAGTCCCCTGTCTCCAGTTCGCTGGCATAGATCAGGTTATTCAGGGTGGCTTTTTCTTCTGGAACCCCCGCATCAATCATAGACTGGAGAGCCGCCTGTACTTCCGGGTTCTGCGCATAATACTCGTTACGCATATCCAAATAAGACTGGGTTTGTCCAGTTTCCTGTGTCGGGGTTTGGGGCTGGAGAAGTTGATCGGTGGACTGTTGTCCGTTTCTTACAATATCCATCGCGGTTTGGACATCTGTATTAAGTCCGGGGATCGTCCCCTCCAGCACCCCCTGCCGGTTGTAACCCGCCGCCCCTTCGTAGGGCTGACGATGCAGTTCCTGTTCGGACATGTAGGGGTCTTTTTGTTTCTTGGGAATTACCAGCTGATCTCCGGGATGGAGAGTGAATATGTTCGGGTTGGCGCGCATCAAGACGCCGAGCATCCTAGAATGTTCGCCGTACAGTCGAGTTGCTATACTACTCCATGAATCTCCACCACGTACTGTGTATTTTCCCATGACCTACCTCACGCTACGTAAGAATCCCAATCATCCAAACTGACATCTTCCGATACTTCTGCCTTCTGTTCTTTCTTCTCTTTCGGCTTTTCCTTGACCTTCTCCGCCTTTTTCTCTGCGGCATCGTCTGGCTTGTAGAATACCGCCACACAAACAGACGATTCTTTTATCATGGATTCTGGAATGAGCTTGAAACCTTCGGCTTCCAGTTCATTCAACTTTTGTTCCGCTGTGCGGATATTGTCAAACGATAACTTTTCAACTCTGTACATGCTGCCTCCTAGAAAAACAATCTTGAATTTGCAGACCCAAATGCAAAGGTCCCATCTGACTGCTGCTGCGCATTGGTCAGTTTGCCGGTTGAGAAGAAGGGACGTGCCAGCATGGAAGCCAGCCCGGACATCCCACTCGCCTCCTTGTCCGCCTTCATGGAAGACAGAGTCGGTTCGATTGCACCTGTACTTTCTACGTACTGCTGTCGTGTCTGTCTCTCGGGACTGCTGGTATCTCGCATAGCATCGGACACCAACTTCAAAAAAGAGTACCCGGCACCCATGTCCGTTTCCTGTTTTCCTACCGCTTCCGCAAGACGGGATAGAGCCTGTAGGGTTTCCTCCGCCCTGAGTACACCCTGATACTGATCCTTCACCTCCGCATCAATACTTCCCGGAGGCGAAAAGTCCAAATTCTCTGGATTGAGGTGAGCAAAGTTTGCCGGATCAGCAAGGTAAATAGAACTTACCACCTGCCTTCGGTCCTCTGGTGACAGACTGGGAATCAGCAGGTTCAGCAAAGCCAGCTGCCCTGTAGAGTCATCCCATGTCTTTGGTTTGAGGGCGGACCACCAATCCGGTGTCTGTGTATACCCGGCATCAAAGGGGGACCAGTCAGGTCCGCTATCTTTATTCTTTCCTCCTTTGCCTGAGGACGACGGGGAGCCTAGGTATCCAACCCCTGTTCCGGCAGTGTATCCACCACTGCCAGCAGGCACAGCCCCTGTGTCGATAGTTGCCTGTGGTCCGGTAGGTCCCGGATACAGAACTCCATTAGGATAATCCCAGTTCTGTACGAGGTCCGCCCCGCCACTGTCCGCCCGCACTCCGGCTCCAGTGCGACTCTGCATGGAGCTTCTGCTGACAGAAGCAGATGACGAGGACGAACGACTGGAAGAAGCAGGACGTCGGATTGTTACTGCTCCGCCTGTAGTAACTGGTCTAGGCATTATTCACCCCCGGAGTTCTTCCGAAACTCCATACTACGGATAAAGTCTGACACCCTATCCATACCATAGTGGACAGATAATGTCCGAAAGTCGTCTTCATTCAGGGAGTCATAGAAGCGCATGGAGGGGTCAGCGGAACCCTTCACTGCCCTGTTCCTTGCCGCCTTTGCTGCCTTCATGGTATTCCCTCTCATCCGTTCTATCATTTCCTTCATTCCATACCTCCGGTCATCTTTGGAGACCTGCTCAGGAGCTTGCGTATCGTGTCCATCGCTGACTGTCCCGGAGGGGCACCGCCCTGTTCCTGCTGGGAAAGTTCTCCGGTTGAAGACGGCATACCGCCCATAGCCTGCTCAGGGTTCGGCGGTTCCTCCGGTCGCCCCGGCTGTCCCGGAACTCCCTGCTGCTGCTTCATCTGGTCGAGAACGGCCTTTGCCGCCTCGTCCCCGGACCTCGCCAGTTCCTCGAAAGTTGACATAAGCATGTATTGCAGCATGGCTGGGTGTTGCATGATCTGTTCCTGCATCAACAGGTCCATCATATCATCCGGCTGGTCAATATCCAAATACTTTTCCATGATATAAGTATTCGGAAGAACACCACGAACCTGTGTCGCCATCGCATGATTACGGGTCTGGTCGTTGGGAAATTCCGGCTTGATCTTTGCCTTCACAAGGAAGTCATCAAAGTCATCCATAATGAGCTGCTCTAAAAAGTCCTTCCCTCTGAGCACCCCATACACTCTCAATACCTCTCCACGCGCATACGACACCGCCAGTTCGATAATTTTGCGCCCGACCTGCGACCACAACATTTCCAGATGAACCCTAGGCTGTGCGAGCCTGATCCTGTTCTGGTCACTGAGCTGGGACAGGGCATATCCCGTTCCCTCTCCCATCCCCGCACCGAACATGACATCAGCAAACCCGGACTGCTGTACCCTTGACCTGAGATATTCAATGTGCTGGTTGACGTCCGGCGGATTGCCCCACCATTTCGGAAATTCGAGTGACTCATCCGTAGCCATTTCAACGGTATTCCCAAATGCCGCATCGACTGTAACCTTCCTGCCCGCCATTGTCCTGATCTGAAGGGGAAGTCCTGTGTACCGCTTGATCTGCATATCCCTGCGGTTCACGGCACGTTCCAGCTCCAGCACAGAAGTTTCCATCGGAGACATTATGTTATGTCCCCAATCCTCCGGCTGGTCCTTGTCAACGGGCTTGAAGAAGCCGATAGTGTAGGGGAAATTCGTAACCCCGTCCATGTCTACCATATCCCACACAGGGACACCAGAGAACATCAACCCGTTTTGGAACACCTTTACCTTTTTTGTCTCTCCGGTGGGGACTTCTTCTTCCACGTATTCACCTTCTTCATTAAAAGACACAACGGTTTCCATCACAGGTTCGTCCCGTTCCACATACCGCCAAATGTCCACCAATTCGCCCATCTGCCGTATCTTCATTTCAGGAGTCAGGTGAGAGAACTGTTCAAGAGTAGTATCAAACAACCGTTCAACATCGTGGACGGACATTTCCTCTACCCGGAACATATATAACCAACGATAGGGTCCACCGGGCAAAACGAACATCTTCAGGGGGTTGATTGTCTGCACTCTAATGGGCGGCAAAGAATACCCCGTGTACGTTATGACGGTCTCCGAGTCAGGATCGGGTATCTGGAAGGTTCCCCTGTACTCGTCAGCCAGTCCGGTGTCCCACACCGTGTACAACACCGCCGCACCGTCCCTCACGAAATTCAGGAACGAGGTGTAGTAAAGGTGTTCTTCTTCCCTCTCACTTGCTATGTCGATTACCCCGGCAAGAAACTTCTCAATCCGACTTGAAAGTTTCTGGTTTACCATGGACGGATTGTACGAACTTACCTTCCATTCCACGTCATTTGCCAGAAGGATACCCACCGCCAAATCAACTACGTTTGTAAACGTAGGATCAGAGAACCGTGATTCGCCCGGCTGCGGTTTCTTCGTGTAATGTTTGAATTTGTAATACCTGCGCCACCGCTGTATTTGGTCGTGCCACGGCTGACAAAAGCTGCGAGAGGACTGGTACAGCGACAGGATTTCCTGAAACTCTTGCTTGACTTCTTTCATCTCAACGCCTCCGGTAACCAATCAGTGTCGCTCGGATCACTGAGTGACGAAATTTCCCCTTCAGGATAACGAATGATAAGCGGAATAGACACGTCAACACCACCCTTGCGAACACAGTCATAACACGCCATAGCCAACGCCACAGCCCCGTCAACTGGTCTGCGGCTGGTGGCGTCCTTCACAATCCTGAAGCCTCTGCCCCTATCCTCAGCAGCGGCAAAGATTACATGTTCTCTCAACTCGTCCTCTGGGTAGACCTCTATGCCTCTTGTCTTAAACAACTCAAACAGGTTCTGCGACATGGCCATTGTATTCTGAACAGTCTGGTCAAACCGAACCATGTTCAGTCCCTTGGATGCCATCACAATGGAGGAACGATGGAACTGATAGGGGTCGTACATTACGGTAGAGATATTGAGTACCTTCTTCATGTCAAATACATACTGCTCAATCTCTCCGGGATCAAGTTCGTTACCTGCACCTTTGCCGGGGTGCCATATACGATTGAAGGCGAGACAGACCTTATTCCTGTCTGTATCAAAATACACCCCAACCACGGCAGCCCTGTCCCCGTTCACACTGATGTCGATACCCACGGAAACCGGAGACCTGTACCACTTTGACTGCTTCTCGTACAGCAGGGGGGACTTCAGCACTTCCGCCCTGTCCCAATACTTCTTCGGAATAAATGCAGACTGCGCCGTTACCCACTCGTTTCGGTGGAGGCGGAGAAACTGTTCTGGTCGCAGCTCTGTGGTCTGTTCCTCATAATACTCAGGCGTCTGCCACGGCAAGCGGGGAACACTATCCCAATAAGCAAACCTGCTTCCTCGCCGCCAGCACACGGGCTTGCCGTTATTGTCTACTATGTCTTCCAGTTCGGGAACAGGCTCTCCCCTCAGTACAATGTCTTCATACATATCCCACAGCAGGTCACTCTCTCCCTGAAATCCTGCATAAGTAACGATTACTTTGAGGGGGTACTGTACCGTAGGAGGCAAAGTCATTTCCTCCCATAGACGCCTGCTCTGCTCCGAAATGTACGCCCACAGCTCATCGAATAGAACAAAGGATTGCCGTCCGCCCGCCGCCGATTTGTACTCCTGAGCCAGCACATAACCAATTGACCCATTAAGCATCTCCACCTTGTCCTTGCGCGGTACTGCCAAGCCTGCCTTTGTCAAATGGTAGCTGACATCTCCGTAAGCCCTCATTGCAGTCTGTTCCTTATCGTTCGCTATCAGATATACCTCTGAAAACGCTGGAGCTTCTTCGAGATACCAACTGGTAAGTGCGGCTCCAATAGTAGTGTTATGAGTAGGAATAAAAGAACGTCCCACCACAAACAAATGAGAATCTGAATCCACCATCAAGCACCGCACAGGAACACTGTCCACTTCCTCTACCGCAACAATACTGTTTGTTTTCGATCTCGCCTTTCTGTCCGGCGAGTCGACCTGCCTTTCTCTTTTTCTAGTGAGATTAAATACTGGAATATCATTGTGTGCCGTGAAGTGGATTCGGTATTTAGTCCCTATAACCCTTCCGTATAATGTAGCCTGACCAGTAATTACTTTGGACTTAATTCCCAGAGAAGCCAGCAATTCCCATACATCTTCTGCCAGATTTTTATTTGTCGAAGTAAATTCACATCTTCCCTTTTCGCTAATGTATCCATCCGAATCCATTAAACCTCTGAGAAGTTCCAGCCTGTCATGTCTTGTAGCCCTGAGATAGGAAATGGGAATGTGTTTGTTATCACGTAACTTCCATTTTCTCAGAAAGTATCCGAAGGTGTGGGTTCTGGTCGAAATGTCCCCTCCGACCTTATCACCAAACAGGACACTCGGTGGTCTATTCTTATGCCTTTTGATTCTGGCATCTATACCTCTATCCCTCAACAGAGAAACCAATTCTTCAATATCTGCATCACCAGATGTTATACGAGTTGATGTAGAACTTCCGTCTCCCAACCACACTCCTATGAGATAGGGATCAAAAGGCAATCCGCTGTTACCGCCCGCTATTCCTGCTGACACTGCCACTCTGTTCGTATACCCCCCACAGAGTCCCTCCACCTCGCCCGCCAATTCTTCTGTAGTCTTTATAGAAGGGGTGTGATGAAACTGATCCAGCACTTCCCAGTCGTGGTCAGATGAAGCTATTACTCTCTCCCCATTGGCAAATTCAATTTCATAGCACCTACGACCATACATCACATCGGTTACGTACTTAACCCTAACTGGATTTCCTTCCACATCAAATACATAATCTCCGACCCTGATGTCCCCCATCGTCCTATACCCATCCGGTGTAGGAACAATAGTGGAAAGTGCCAAAGGTTTTCCTGATTTTTTGATCGTACTGTACACCACCGTTGTATACGGGAATTTATTTGTCTCTGGATTGAGGGTAAAGGCATGACTCAATATACGTTCCTGAAAGGGGAACAACTTCATCTTTTCCTCTTTCTGGAAACCATCAATCGGATCATACGCATCCCTGATCCAGAACCCCTTTGAGTTGAACCAATCAAGAAAATTTTTCATCTACCCCGCCTTTACATAAAGGATATACTCAGTATATCACGTATAGAATCAATAAGGCAACTATGCTATAATGAAACATCACGCAAAAAGGAGAATAGCATGAAAGGAAGAAAAGAAAGAACCAAGTGTCCCATTTGCGGGACCACCCGACCAGACGTACAACAGCATGTAAGTGTCGGTCCCATCATCAGCATGGACGACCCCCTTAACATACTGGATGAGGTAGAGATCGGATACATATCCCATTACTACGAGTGCCCTGAATGTTCGATCATGTACCAGTCTCCGTACTTCATCACATCAAAGTCCAATCGTCTGGTTGATAAGATTGTGGACAAGCACAGATTTATCCAGATACAGGAATCGGAACAGGACCACCACAGGGAGTTTCTTACCGAGATGCTGGGGAAGGACCTTCTGTACCCGTATGCGCAGAAAGGACTATCCTCAGCCCCCCTGCTGGAAAAGGACCCGTCAAGCTATAGCAGGTTCTCTCCGACAGAAGGAACCTACAATCTGACTATCCTGTCCAACTTCCTGTCGGCTGTTGTCGATCCAGTGGCGTCCTTGAATCAGGTGAGGGATGAGTCCATCACCCATGATGGATATATTTACATAACTGAGTTACTGCCGAACGCAAGTGACTTTGCTTTCAATCTTGCAGCAAAGGCAGTATTCAACTCCAAGTCTATGATCTACCTGCTGAGACTCTGCCACTTGGACATCGTAGGTATCTGTACCTCCGTCGAAAACCTTGGCATCCTGTGTAAAAAAGAAGCCCTCAATTAGAGGGCTTCCTCTTTACAGTTCAGGCACAGAGGACCTTCCTCTGGTGGATAGTTCTTCTGCTTCAGGCGACGGTAAAATACAACAGAGTTCTCTGCGAATTTCAGGGTTCTGTGTGTCCCCTTCGCCCCACATGAAATACAGGTATGATCGTAGGCAGTGAGGGCTTCTTCCCTCAGACGGATACGATCCTCCGCCCTTTGTTTACGGTACTCTGTTTCATACTCCAGTCGGCACTCCCGGCAATACTGACTGCGCCCGTCTGGGCGGCTTGCCTGTTCACTGAAATCCTCCACACCTTTCACGACACCACAACGCGGACAATACTTCAGTCCTTCCCCTTCTGGTATTACTGTCTTTCGTGCCACTATGCACCTCCCATAAACACCACACTTGGAAACATTTCTGCCTCAATTCGTACCATCTTCTCCTGCTGTGCAATCACTTTCTCTATGTCTTTATACGCCCTCCACGTCTCGTCCGGTTTGACCCCCTCATAATAAATATCCATTTCTTGCATGTAGTCCTCAAATTCCTTTTGATCGAAAGCCGCCCGTGCTTTTTTGCGGGAAGTGACTCTGCCCGCTCCGTGAGAAGCCGACCACAATGCTGGTTCGTAGCCAAGACCCTCCACCAGAAAAGACTTTGATCCAGAGGAACCCGGTATTACAGAGAGCATATCACTATGGGCGGGGGTTGCCCCCTTGCGGTGCAATATTTTCCCCCCGGGGAGCACTGTTGCATAGTTATGCCGAGTATGAACACAGGAACGAATAACGGAGGTTCCGCCAACCTGTTTTACAAAACGATCCCGAATGATTATGTGCGACTCCCACGCATAATCCACAAGAGCACGATGCGCCCTCATGTATTCCTGACCTAGGTCGGTATCAAGTTCCAGCCAGCCATAATCTTTCTCAATCCCTTTCGGTCGGATTTGATTGGACTGTTCTATATAGTGTGTAGCTACCTTATTCCCTGTCCCTCTGGAACCTGAGTGTGTCATCAGAGCAATACACGGCGCCCCGTCGGAAAGGAAATGCTGTGAGTCTTTTACCGGAGTAAAAATCAAGATGTCCGCAAAGTGATTGCCGCCGCCGGAGGTTCCAAGCTGAGAGATAGCCAAGTCACGGTTACTTCTCAAAACAGGCAAGTCCATCCAGTCTGGATTGTCCTCCATGATCTGGCTTTCTGTGATTGTGCTTCTTCCTCCGACCCCCATCACAGTAGCCTCTCTGAGTGCCTTGATGTACTGACTGCGGTTCTTTAGAAACTCGGCAGCTGTGTTGTGAAGGACTGTCAACATAACGGAACATCCGATGTCCAACCCGACATATGCAGGGGATACAGCATTATCCATCAGCACAACCCCACCGATAGGGATGGAATATCCAACGTGACCATCCGGCATCAACGCCCCGCGAATAACCGGAGGAATACTGACAGCCTTCTGAAACTGTGTCAGTGTCTCTGAGTCAAAGTCCTCTCCTACTTTTCCGAACAGTACATAATTTCTTTTCATAACTTCCTCACCTTTTCTGGAATACCCAGTATACCGAATGGTTCTTCCGTGCATGGTGCTGGTAGTTGTGCCTCATGACGGGGGCACGGGAATTCGTCTGGATAAACATATCCACATCTGTCATTCCCATTTCTTCTACCGCCATCCGCCAGACTCCAATAGACTGCCTCGTCTGCTTTCCACTTTCAATCTGATCCTGACACTTTACGACCATATAGCCATCAACTCTCAGCACTCTCCACGCTTCCTCCATGAAGTCCCTGTATAGACCAAGAACAGCTTCCATGCCGTGCTTCTTTCTCTTGTTGTTATTATATCCATCTATCGTCATCGGACAACCACTCCCTTGCTTGTAGGGCGGGTCAATAACAACCACGTCGAGAGAGAAGTCATCATAGGGGAGACTGGTTCCATCTTCTGCCGGAACATCACCAGAAAAAAGATCGGAGGGTAAAAAAGTAAAACGGGAGGTGTCGATGTTTTTCCAGAACACTCCCTTCCCGTATGTGACGTCCGCAACAATGAAACCATCTTCAAAAAACAATGTGGCGATGGCATCCATCACCACACTGCTGTCTCCCATGTACGAAGTAACCACGGGAAAATTCATTGTATCGTTTCCTCCGAGTCTGTACCGCCCCCAGAGAGAACCGCAAACATTTCCCTAGCGATTCTCTCGCTAACCTCTTCTGCTCCGACACGAACCGCATCCCTCTCCCCAAAAGAATATCCATCCGAGAGATCGAAAGAACGACCATCAGGTCGAAGGGCGGACATCTGCCAGTACGACATTTCCCACTCCTCCGGCTCTGGAAGGGTGTCCGTTCCGTCGTAGGGCATCACACCGACAATAGGGTCTTCGTCTTCCTTTCCGATATGAACGACCATCACAACACCCTTTGTCCCGATCAACTCGTCCAGATGCTCATTACCGCCCTGCGAGGTCGGCGCAACGTATTCAACCACATCACCGGGGCACAGCCCGTACTTCTCCAACATGTCACGGAATTTCATTTTTCCTTGTCCTTTCCTTTTATGTCATGTGTAAAAACAACGGCATCCTGTACTACCTCGCTTGTCCTGTCGTATCGTTCCCACTCTCCTTCCGAGCTGTAGGCTTCCAGCGCTTCCACCGTAACAGGGTAAAAAGCAAACTGCCCGTCTCTGGAACCTCCCCTGAATAATACCATTTCCACTTCACCGTAATCTTCCATTACATTAAACCTCACTTTTGTATGTTTGTCAAGCAAACTAATTGTATTCAATCAAAACCAGTGAAATCTCTTGTATCGCCCCGGATAACTGCAATTGCATTAGTACGCACCGCCACCTCTTCCACTACCCGCATACCATCGAACAGCACGTCATAAGCCAGCAGGATTTCCTGAAGTCGTCTCCTTTCTATGGTAACTACCCGCAACTGACTGCGAGACAGCTTCCGTAAATCTTCAAACTCCGGCTTCCGTATTGGAGCCTTCTGTACTCCCTTCTTCCTTTTCATTCTCTGTCCCTTCCCCTTTCGTTGCCCGTATCGTGCCCGTTGTCCGGCGCGCGCAACGCGTCATCCAATGCGCGCCACGATCCGCATCGTGGGCAGTGCATTACTCCTCCTCCGGCGGCGGTACCGGATCACCGCACTCACGCGCCGCGGAAATCCATGTTTTTGCTGCATCGATCAAACATAGCGGCAAATCCTCCCACGTCTCTGCGGTTGTCATACACCCCGGAAGGGATGGCACAAGC